TCGCGCTCGACGAGCACCTTGAAACGCCGTACAAGGGGCTCTACGTCATCGGCGACGGCAGCGGTATTACGCATTCGCTGTCGCACGCATCGGCGAGCGGTGTTTATGTCGCGCGCGAGATTCTGGAAACGGTTTAACAAAACCATTTGCAAATTGTTCCGCGCAGGCGCGGGGGGATTTCCTGCGCCGCGCAGGAGTGCGTAAAAGGGGGATACTCTCTTTCTCGAAAGAGAGTATCCCCCTTTGCAACCCCCGAGAGAAAGGACGAGGGGCCTTCCCCCTCGACCCCGCACATTGCGAGTTTGCAGCTTGAAGAACTGCAACGCTTGCCGAATCGGGTGCTGTGTACATGGCTTCGCCATGAATCCCTGCGATTCGTTACCAATCGCAACCGCGCCTTACTCCGTGAGGCGCGAGTGACGATAGCACGGCGGCAGACTGCGTGCGGGCGGCATTGCTGCGCTCGCCGCGGGAAAATGAAACGCTACCGACTAACACACCGGTAGCTTTCAGATAAATTCGATAATATCGTTTGGGGTGCAGTCGATCAGTTTGCAGAGCTTTTCCAGCGTCAGCAGTGTGATGTTCTTTCCCTTTTTCAGCGAATCCAAAGTCTTATTGTCAAGCCCATTTTGCAGCAGATAATACTGCGAAATACCTTTTTCCTGCAACGTTTTCCATAAAGGCTCGTAACTGATGATTGTCCTCACCCCACCTTCTTACGAGCCTATTATATGGAGCAAAGCGAAAAACAAATATTGTGTATATCTCCACAATGTGATAGAATGCCATCAAGGAGGGATGCACTATGACAACTTATAAAAGTCTCTATCACCTGATGGTACGCTCCATGAGCGAAGCCATCGACCTTTACGATGAGGGCAAGGGCATTCTTGCCCGTGAAGTCCTAAAAAAAGCCCTGTTAGACGCAGAAGAGCAAGTCATCACACATGATATCATCCCCGACGAGCCTATCGGCAGTACCGATTCAGCAGAAAACTAAAAAAATCCCCAGTGCGGCGAGCGCAGCAATGCCGCTCCGGCAGGTACTATCAGCTTAGAAGCATCCAAAGTAGGTGCAGTGCTTACCGGAAGTGCCACGGGGTGGATAATCCAAAAAGGAGGGGCAAGGCCCCTCCCTTTTGGTCGTTAGGGGTGCAGGGGCGAAATCGAAACGCCCCTGCCGTTCTCTTAGGGGTTCAAAAGGGGACCTTCTCTCACGTGAGAGAAGGTCCCCTTTTATCCGCACTCCCCTGCTTGCAGGGGGAACATTTCAATGATTACTTTTTAAAGCTATCTTTAAGAGTAACCGACCGGTTGAACACCAGATGATCCTCGGAGCAATCCTTGTTGTCAAGGCAGAAATACCCAAGGCGCATGAACTGGAAGCTCGGCGCGGTCTTGCCCTTCTTTTCGGTCTTGTCGTACGCCGCGGCGATGTCGCGCATGCGCGGCTCGACCTTGCAGCCACTCAGCACCTCAAGAGAATCGGGATTCATGCAGGCAAGGAAATCCTTGTCCGCGCCGTCGGGTGCGGGGTCGCTGAACAGCTCGCTGTAAACACGCACCTCGGCGTCCAGCGCGGTCGCGGCGTCGACCCAGTGGATCGTCGCGCCCTTGACCTTGCGGCCGTCGGCGGGATCGCCGCCCGGCGAGTTCGGGTCGTACTCGGCGTAGACCTCGACGACGTTGCCGTTCTCGTCCTTCTTGCAGCCTGTGCAGGTGATGAGGTACGCACCCTTGAGGCGGCACTCGGGGCCGTTCGGCGTCAGTCGCTTGTACTTGGGCACGGGGACTTCCATAAAATCGTCCGCCTCGATCCAGCACTCGCGGGAGAACGTGATCTCATGCGTGCCGGACGCAGGGTCGGTCGGGTTATTCTCGACCGTGAACGTCTCACTCTTGCCCTCGGGATAGTTCGTGATGACGAGCTTCACCGGATGAAGAACACCCATCGTGCGCTCGGCCTTTTCGTTGAGGTCTTCGCGCAGGCAGTGCTCAAGGAAGCTGTATTCGACCACGCTCGCGCTCTTGGCAACGCCGATGCGGTCGCAGAAGTTGCGGATGGACGCAGGCGTGAAGCCGCGGCGGCGCAGGCCGCACAGCGTCGGCATACGCGGATCGTCCCAGCCGGAGACGATGCCCTCTTCGACGAGCTTTCTGAGCTTGCGCTTCGACATGACCGTGTGATCGATGCCAAGGCGGGCGAACTCGATCTGGCGCGGCTTATTGGGCACGGAAACATTGTTCACGACCCAGTCGTAGAGCGGGCGGTGCGCCTCAAACTCCAGCGAGCACAGCGAGTGCGTGATGCCCTCGAGCGCGTCCTGAATGGGGTGCGCAAAGTCGTACATCGGGTAGATGCACCACTTGTCGCCCTGACGGTGATGGTGCATGTAGCGGATGCGGTAAATAACAGGGTCGCGCATGTTGAAGTTGCCGGAGGCTAAGTCGATCTTCGCGCGCAGGGTGCGGCTGCCCTCGGGGAACTCGCCGTTTTTCATGCGCTCGAAGAGGTCGAGGTTCTCCTCCACATCGCGGTCGCGGTACGGGGAGATGGCGGGCTTGCCGATGTCTCCGCGGTACTCTCTCGCCTGCTCAGGCGTCAGGTCGCAGACGTAGGCAAGGCCCTTTTTGATGAGCTCGACAGCGTACTCGTAGTCCTTTTCAAAATAGTCGCTGCCGTAGAAGAAACGGTCGCCCCAGTCGAAACCCAGCCAGTGGATGTCCTCTTTGATGGCGTCGACAAATTCGACGTCCTCCTTCGTGGGGTTCGTGTCGTCCATGCGCAGGTTGCAAAGGCCGCCGAAGCGCTCAGCGGTGCCAAAGTCGATGGTCAGCGCCTTGCAGTGGCCGATGTGCAGATAGCCGTTCGGCTCCGGCGGAAAACGGGTGTGGACCTGCTGGCCCTGGAAGCGCCCACCCTCCGCGATGTCTTCTTCGATGAAGGCGTCGATAAAATTTTTGCTGCCGGATTCGCCCTCAGCGGCGGCAGTCTTGACTTCCTCAGCCATATGATCCATTCCTTTCTTCGCGTCTGCTGTGAGGCAGACAAAATAATGAAATATTAAGCTCAGTTCTCATTCTTTGCGTAATTCGTACATCTTTCATTGAAACAGGGTCGATTCCCCTTGTTTTTCGCGCTTTTTCGAATCCAGCATTATTGGCAGTTCTAATCCGTTAGTAACAAATCTTCCTCGTCATCAAACTGACTATTGGCTCATTATACTGCATAGTCTTCAAAAATGGAAGAGAAACTTTCCTCGTTCCCTTCTTATTTGACAAACCGCTGTTTTTCCGATATGGTGTCCCTGTACCCCGCCGAAATAAAAAAGAAAGAGGGATATTGTGGGCCTGCTCGATTTTCTGTCGTCCTACTGGCTTTGGACGATCATTGCGCTGTTCGTGGCGAAGTGGGTATTCTCCCTTGTGTCTCGTAAAAAGTCTCTTTCTGACCGTGAGCGTTCTGTTGATGCAAAAGACGCCGATTTGAGAAAAAAAGAGTCTTCTCTTAATTCCGCTTTTGAGGGCAGAGAACGTGCGCTTGAGGACCGGCGAAATCGCATAGAAGAGAGCTTGCAGATGCGCTCTCGTAACTTAGACTATCGTGAACAGCACATCAACGACCAGGTTCGCGCCCGAACGGTCGAAACTGTGCGCGATATTGCGAATCGTTCATATTTGTCCAACACTCCCGCTTTTTCAGCGTTGCATGGCGTTCCCTTCCCTTACGAACGACTGACTTCTGCATTGACGCAGGAGATGCAGATTGAATCTCCCTTTGATATCTCTGCATCCATCCGTTCCTCGAGCGGTGAGGCGTACCGCGCCACGCTCTATGAGTGTGATTGCCCTGACTTTCGTAACCGCAGGCAGCCGTGCAAACACATGATTCGCCTCGCTCTCGAGGCTGGATTGCTTTTAAGCGCAGATACTTCTGCCGCCCAGCGCGATATCGTCGGTCTGTCCTTTCAGCGAGATAGGCTTAAAGGCGAATGCGAGGTATTAGACGGTGCGGTCAAACGCGCCCGCGAGGCCCGGGCGTTTGAAATCGGAAAGACGCAAGATGCGCAGCAAAAAATCATAGAGGAAGCTCGTTCCAAATGCCTCGAATATGAAAGCCAAATGCGCCGTGTGGAAAGGCGGCTTAGTGAGAAAAGCGAGGCTCTTAACCGTATATATTCCGAGCGCGTACAGTCTCAGCCGTGGCTTGCGTCTTACTACGCTGACCTGTACCAGTCGTTTGATGAAAAATGGGTGCTGCATCTTCGCAATAAAAACCGCCCAGCAGAGCAAAAGGCCGGAGAGGTGGACAAGCTCATTCACGGCGAACTGCGTGAATGGCGTCTCCGCGCGAAGCGGTCGGAATATCAGCTGAATTTCTACGAATCGCTTTTCCCTTGGCTGCTCGACTTCAAAGAGGTCCCGCCGATGGATGCGTTCAAATATGTGTCCGACGGTCCATCCGATGATGATGAGCGGGCGGTTATGCGTGACTATCTGTCGCCCGCCGAGTGGAACGATCTCCCTATCGCTGAAAAGTATCAGCTTGCGCTCGATCGCTATATCAAACGCAGCAAGACCAACTGGGAAGTCGGCATAGAATACGAGCGCTATATCGGCTACCTTTGTGAATCGCGCGGCTATCGCGTCCGGTACTATGGCGCAACAATGAAGAAAGAGGACATGGGGCGCGACCTGATCTTGCAGCGCGGCAAGAAAGTCATTCTGATTCAATGTAAGCGTTGGGCGAGGGAAAAGGTCATCCGCGAGAACCATGTTTTCCAGCTCGCGGGCAGCGTTTTTGAATACCAGTATTCTCACCCCGATGCTGACGTTGTCGGTGTCTTCGTGGCAACGAACGACTTTTCTCCCGTTGCCAAGCTCTGCGCCGAGCGGCTGGGTATCAAGCTGTTTCCTAACATTTCATTTGCCGAATACCCGCGGATCAAGTGCAATATCGGTCGCGACGGGCGAAAGATTTTCCATCTCCCTATGGATCAGCAGTATGATAACGTCCAAATCTGCGATGACGGCGAGCGCTATGTTTCCACTGTAAACGAAGCGCTCTCTCTTGACTTCCGCCGTGCATACCGCTGGCGCGGAAGTTCTCCCGAATGATAGAACAAAAGGGCGAGACCTCGCGGCCCGCCCTTTACTGTTCCGTTGTCTTGAAGTAATATTTTACATATTCCCGTTCGAGCAATTTGAAGTCGCAGCACACCCTTGTGAGAAACGGATTGCGCCCGCCTGTTGCGCCGTCGTATGTCTTTCTCGCGTGCCGGTATACGTCCTCTTTGTGGTCGTTGCAGAATTCCAGTTGATTCCGCAGCAGGTTCTTGTAGCGCTCGTCTGGCTCTTTTTCGATATCGAACGGGACGAGGAAAAAGTCTTTCGCCGGAACCATATTGTTGAATCCGAGAATACCATATTTCCCGCCGTCAATGCGCATAATATGTACATTGCTTTTCAGCTTTTCGTGGTTCGGCTTCGGCGATTCCATCGGGACGAAGTATTTGTGCCCGTTGATTTCCAGAACAACGCCGATGTAGGGGCGGCGTTCCCTTTTATTAAACTGCACGCGGTGGTCCTTTTCGTGCAGAAATTCGATAAATCCGTCTCTGATTCTATATATTCTCAGCTTTTCCATGGCAATCTCTTTCTGTAAAAAAGCGGGGCAACTTGCGTTGACCCGCTTTTTAGCTCCTCACTTAAGGCAGAGGCTCTCCTCTTTTTTGGCTCCCCACTCAAGGTAGGGGTTCTCCTCTTTTTTAGCTCCTCACTTAAGGCAGAGGTTTTCCTCTTTGGTGGCGGCAAGAACTGGCGACCGGGTATTGTTCTTGTCAGCAGAGCGTCGCCCATGGGTCCCACTCTGTACTGTTATTATATGCGATTGTTTCAAAAAGTCAACATTTTGCGAACATTTCTTTTGCCAGTTGTTGCCAGTTACGGCCAGTTACGGCCAGTTACGGCCAGTTGTAGCCGTTTTCGGACAAAAGGGCGAGGCCTCACGGCCCCGCCCTTCATCATTTTCAGTTCCACGGCAAGCTGTTCAGATCCTTCTCGCTGTACCCTCTGCTGAGATAGAGCAAGTTTTTCTGCTTCCGGCTCAGCGGCAGCTTATTGATTGCCTCGACGGTCTTCTCTTTCTTGCTTCCGCTGATGGGATTGCCGTTCTCGTCCTTGTCGGCTTCCAGATCTGCCGTCGCGTCATTAAAGTCTCTGATGGTCTCGTATGCTTTCTTGCGGCTCATGCCGCTGTCTGCGATACACTCAGCGCATTTCCGCCCGCTGCCCAATATGCACGCGATTCGTTCAGCGAGTTCTTTCCGAAGAGCCCAGCGCGCAGCGCCTCGAACGGATCTTCCAGCAGCGGCTCCACCGGATATTGTAGGCGCTTGCTGCCGCCTGTGCCCTGATAGGACCCGCCGCGCGCCAGCGCTTCAAAGCCCTGCGCCGTCTTCTCAAGCTGCCGCCCGCCGGGGAGCGTGTCGCCCGCAAACCCCATGAGCTGACGACCGACCTCGCTCCAAAATTCGCCCGAGCTGTTGAATTTCCCGTTTTTCTTCTTTTTGAGCGCTTTGCCCATACCCGTCAGTGTGCCCCACACGTCCGGCATCGGTAGTGTTTCATCGCCGAGACCCAGCAGGCCCGCCACGTTGCGCACATACGGTACATCGTTGCTGATGTTGTATAGCGTATCTTCCGCCGCCGACCAGCCGTCAAACTCGTCGTTCATGTCGTTTGGATCGGTTTCGAAAAGGCGCTCGCCGAAGATGTTTTCGGTCACATCGTCGGTGATCATCTTGAGCATGTCGCTCGAAGTCAATCCGTTGCCGGACGCGACGGCGTTCAGCCCCATGCCGATGACGTCAAATGGCGCAGGCGTTCCGCCGTAGGCATCCTCGTCCAGTCGGTTGAGCAGGAAAGCGAGCAGCATATAGGCAATGACGTCGCTTGCGAGCTTTTTTTGGGCCTTATCCTTGCCGATCTTCGCGGCCATTTCCTTGAAGCCGGGGCCGAGCCGGTCCTGCGTGACGTGCTCGAATGTGTTCGCCGCCTCGACCTGGAACATGTTCAGCATTTGTGCGATAAGGTTTTTCGACTGGAACGTCAGCGGTGCCGAGCCTTTCGAGCGCGTACCCATGATATCACGCGCCCAGCGGTCCGCCGCTTTCATCGCCTCTTTCGGGCTCTTGCCGGCGTCCAGCTCCATACGGTACTTGCCGCGCACGGCGATCGTGCTGACGAGGGTATCGACCTTTTCCAGTGGTCTAAATAGTTTTTCCAGCGCTTTTTCGCCCTTGGTGCTCTGGATGTAGTCAATGCCGCTCTTTTCCGTCAGGAAGTCGCTCTCGCCGCGGAATGTGCTCATGCCGGTCGTCTTCCCGTTCAGGATATCGCCCACGGCGCGCCATGTGTACTTCTGTCCGAGCTCGGTTGCGATCATCGGCAGCTGTGCCGTCTGGTTCAGTGCCGACGAGAGGTTTCCTGCCACGTTCGCGCGGGCGAACATGCGGTTGAGCTTCTTCGCGCCGTTCAGCGCTTCGCGCCCGACTTCGCGCTCCATTGCGCGGTCCTCGAAAAGCTGCTTGCCTGCCAGCTTATTCGCGTAATCATCCATCCATGAAACAAGGTCGCCGAATTCGGTCGCGTCCTCAATGCTGCGGTACTTCTCGTCCGTATACTGTTCCATCAGGTTTGTCAGGTCCTCATAGCTCAGGAAGGTATCACCCGTGATCTTCTTTTTATCGCGCAAGTATTCTTCCTTCACATCTGCCGGAGCGTAACGCATGGCCTCCATTTGGTCGATGTCCGCCTTCATCTCTTCCGGTGCGAATGTCGACCTCAGGTAGTTTGCCATCTGACGCACGCGCATGATGTCGTCCGTGTGATACAGCACGTCGCTCGCATAGTCCACGTATGTCTCGAAGCCCTTGACGATATCGTAGTCCGTCTCGTTTCCTCTGCGGTGCTGAAAGAACGGATTGTACCGCTTGTTCGGCTTGAAGGATTTCGTCAGACCTGCGATGCTCGTCGGCAGCTTGCCTACGCCAGAGCCGAGGTCGACGCCGATCGCCTTGAGCGCGTTTTCGAGCTTGTCGTTCGTTTCCTTTGCTTGGAAATGCGGCGCGTAGCCCTTGATAAAGCCGATGGGCTCGTATCCGTGCGCTACAAGGAAGTCGTTGATCGCGGCGTAGAGTTTGTCATAGAGCTCTGTGTACTTCTCGATCGCGTTCTCGACCTTCGTGCGGTCGACGTTCTTCGCCGCCGCGTAGTCATCCTGCGTTTGCAGCCAGTCGGCATATTGCCGCGCCAGATCGCGCGAGCCTTCGTCGAGGCTGAATTCCCGCGCGGCGTCTTTCATCTCCGCGCCATTTTTCAGGTTTTCCGCCGCCGCTCTGATGCTTTCCGCCGCGCCGGACTTTTCAACCAGCTCCTCGACGGTTCGTCCCTCTTTCAATCTCTGCGCAAAGGCGCTCTCGTCCTTGTTCAGTGCGCTTTTCTTGCCGTCCGCGCCTTCAAAGGTTCGAACCTCGTCAAACATGCGGTTGATAAAGCGCTTGCGCTCCTGCTCGTTCTCGTAGACCGGCTCGAAAACAGCCTCGTTGATCTGCTGGCCTTGCTTCCAGCCAAAGAGAGCACGCATAATGCGCTGCGGCGTGCGATGGTAAAGCACAAGGCCTTTACTCGGGTCGAAGAGCTTGTTCAGACCCTTTCGGTTGATCTCCGGCGCTTCTGTTCCGATGAGCTCGCGCGCCTGCTCGCGCAGCGCGTCATTGATCTCGATGCGCTGCTGCTGCAAGAGCCCCGTCTTCGTCGCCTTTTGTGCCGTGTAATAGTCCACGAGCTCAAGCACGCGCGACTTTTTCACGCTGCGAGGGATATCTGCCATCGAGCGCTCACCGTTTGCGATGTCTCGTGCGATGGCCTTTTCCCGCCGCGTCGCGCCCAAGCGCTGCTCGGCGCGCTTCGTTGCGTTCTGGATGCTCTTTGCCGCCTTGTCATTGGCGATAAGCTGTTCTGCATTGTGGTAGATTCCTGCGCTGTTCGCGATCTTCACGCCCAGCTCGTCGAGCGCTTTTGTGCCCTTGAATTCGTCCCGGCTCTTGACGCGCAGCCGCTCAGCCCGATCCGCCGCGCGCTGCTTGTCCAGCGCATCGAGATAGGCATCGTAGCTGTCGAAGCCGGATGGCTTGATGTTGTTCGTTGCCGCCGTCCGTGCGCGCTCGAGCTTCGTTTTCCACTCCGCAGGGATCGACGCGTAGTCCCCGCGTTTGCCGTCCTGCTCCGCCTTTTCATAGGACCACTCCTGTCCGGTGATCTCCGCGTCCGCAAGCTCTGCGTCGGCGATGTCCCTGCGGCTCCGGTTCAGCTGTTCCGCCGCGTCGTTCTGTGCGGCCAGATCGTCTTCATCGACCGTTCTGTCGAGCTCGGCATCCGCCCTGTCGCGCCTGCGCTGCAAAGCCGCATCGTCACCTGCCGAGAAACGCCCCTCCGGCTTGACATTCTCGCCGCCTCCTGATACATTATCATCCGAAGAGGCCTCGTGTATATCGCCGAGAGCTTTGTTGCTTAGAGCGGTGGTTGGAGCCTCTTCTGCAAGGCCATCGGCGCGTGCCACCGGCTCGGCAGTTTCAATGCCGACATTGCGGAGTGGCGCCGATGCCCTGTTTTCTTCGCCGCTGTCGATGGTTTCCGCCGCATTTCTCTTGACATTGCGCACCTGGTCCAGTAAACTGAACACAGAAGGAACATCGCCGCCGGTATCGACGCCCCTTGCGGGCGATTCTCCGGTCTTGAACGGCGCTGTTCCTTTTTCCGTTAAGACCTCGTGCACGTAGAAGCGGTTCTCGCTGTCCGTGCGCGTCAGCACCACGCCCGCCATATACGGCTCGCCTGCAATGGTGATCGGCGCGGCGACGACCGCCGTGTCATAATTGCGCCCTTTCCAGTCCACTTGATAGTCGATCACGCGACCGTTTTTTAAGATATCCGGAACCGCTGCGAAAGCAGCGGCTTTTTTTCTGCCGATTCCGTGGGCGATGTCGCTCTTTGCACCGCGGCGCGTCAGCATTACGTCGCCGAGCTGCGGATTGTAGACCTCGTTGCCCAGCCCGTCAAAAAACTCCGTGACCTGCGTGATAAGGTCCTTTTCGCCCTTTTTGAATTCCTCGCCGCTGACTTCGGCGACCGGCTCCATCTCGGCCACGGCCTGGATGCCGTCGTGTACGGTCTTGCTGTCGACTTCGCCGCCGATGTACTCAAAGCGCTCAGGTGGCCCCGTCCTGCGCTCTGTCGCCGCCGCGGTCTCGCGGCCCTGTTCCGCCGCGCTCTGTGAGCTCTCGACCTGTAGGGCGTTTTCGCCTTCCTGTCCGCTCTGCGACAGCGCGTTTTCAGCCTCGCGGTTGAAGCGGCTCGCCTTTTCGTCATACTGGTCGATCTCGGCATAGGCATCGCCCATGATCTCTTCCCACACATAGAGCTCGATATCGCTCTCGCTCATTCCCGCATAGTCGCCCGTCATCGCTGCATAGCGGTCAAAGTAGGCATCGTACACCTTGCCCCACTCTTCGCTGCTGTACCGGCTCTGAACGTCGCGCATAAACGTCCTGACGTTCTCGCGCCTCGCCACTTCGGCCAGATAATGCGCTGTTTCATGCTCGATCGTCTCGCTCACGCTGCGCTGCACTGAACCGGCATTGACGAAAATTTCGCCCGTGTCGGCGTTGAACGCGCCGAAAATTCTGCCGGTTTTCCCGTCCTTTTCAACCTTGATGACGCCCAGCAGCGCTGTCACCTTTTTCACGCCCTTGGACTTTGCCCAGTCCGCCGCGCCGATAAGCTCCTGGTCCCAGTCCGCCTCGTCAAAGATGGTGACGGTGTTATCGCCGCTTGCGCCGTTCGGCACGTTGGCCTCCCGCGGGCTGATGAATTGTGAGATACCGGATGCCGCAAGCCGCTGTTGTACCGTCAGCGCGTTTCCGTCTTCTCCGCCGACGTTCCGTACTTCTCGAGGAATGCGCTCAGATTCTCTTCCGTTACCCCGGCGCTCTCCCCGTTCGGCAGCTCCATCAGATAGTGCACGCGCTGCGTTGGCCTCGCCTGATGCGCTTCTTTCGGCAGCGTCGGCAAACTCAGCCCCCGCGGCATCGTTCCGTGTTTCTTGTCCTGCATTGTCAATTCCTCCGTTCTGCCCCTCCGGCATGTCGTAGATTGGGAGCTCTTCGTGTGTCCGCTCGCTCATGTCTGCGCCGGGTATGGCTTTCTTTGCTGCAATATATTCTTCGTTCGGTGCAATGTGCTGCCCGTGGATATCCGTATACCCGTTTGTCAGCATGTCGTCCAGCAGCAGCTCCACGCGCTTCGCCGCCGCGAAGTTTTCTTGCCCGTGGTTATGGATGATCGCACTCAGCGAGCGGTCAATGTCGTCATAGCGCACGCCCTCGTCATCCAGCAGCCGTGCGATGCGCTCGCTCACGCCGCGCTTGGTGCGGATGTATTCGTCGTCGCCCGCCTCGCGGCTCGTCCGGCGGATGAGCTCGCCGCCCTTCTGGGCAAAGCTCATCTCCTCCTGCAAGACCGCCGCGGCGTCCGCGTAATAGCTGTGCAGCTCGGGGTGGTCGAACTGGAAGGCGTTCACGCTCCGCTCGCCCACGCTCGCGCTGTCGCGCCGGTCGATGTGCTGATCCTCATTCACGCGATAGATATTCTCTTTCGCGTCCACGGCCAGCGTGCCGTCTTTCAGCCCATCTTCGACTTTCTGCGCGTTCTGCTCGTTGCTGTACTCAAGAAGATTGACGCGCTTTCCCGCGTCCAGGGCGTCCGCTTTGCCCTCTGCTGCGCCCTGTGCGGCGTTCGGCTGTGTGGGCGTCAAATTACCCTCGCCCATGCCCCGCGCGCTCTCAGGCGTCTCCGCAGGCTGTGCGGGCATGGTGTTCTGCTGCCCGACGGTTGGCGCGGGTACCGGTTCGGTGTTCTGCTGCTGCACCTGCCGCTGCGCCGCCGGCGCAGTTGCTTCCGGTGTCGTCGTCTCCACCGATGCCGTCGGTTCCTGCGTCTCCGCCGCAGCTCGCTCGGCTGCGAGGCGTGCGTCCATTTTCTGAACGCCTTCTACGCCGCTGCCCAGCAGGCCGAGCGCACCGCCGACGAGGAAGTCGTTCAGGATCTCCGCCGCGTCAAGCTCGCTGAGGTATTCTCCGAGGTTTTCGTGCCGCTTCTTGGTGTAGATCGTCTGCAAGGCTGGCTGCACAAGGTCCTCGATGACTTCCTCGCCGCCCTCGGACAGGAACGACAGGGCGAGCCGTCCCGCCGCGTTCCCGTTCATCTTGGCGATTGCACCGTCGATGGCCTTGTCGAGGAAGCCGCCGCCGAACGCCTTCTTGAACGGGGCTGCGACGTTGCTGATCTTCTCCGTCGCAATGCTTACCGCGCCGCTCGCCGTGCCGTATAGCAGCGCCCGGTTCTGTGCGTCCAGCTGTTCCGCCGCGCTCATGCCGGGCTTGTCCGCCGCTTCCGCCGCCTCCTGTGAGTTTCCGCCGAATACGCGCAGGAACATCGGGCCGAGCGCGCTGCCGCCGCCGAGTGCCGCGTCTGCGGCCATCTGTGCGCCTGCCACACCTACGTTATTGAGGTACTTGCCGACCGGCGTGAGCCCTTTGTTTGCCTTTTCCATGTTGTCGGATGCGGTCTTGCGCAACTTCTGATAGGTGCCTTGCAGCGTCTCCTGTGCGCCCTTCGTCGCGTCCTGATAGTTTTTTATCTGCTCGCCCGCAGCTTTGCTGTTGATCTCGATGAGGCGCTTGTTGCGGTCGATAAGCGTTTGCCACTGCTGGCGCTCCTCCTCGGTCTTCGCCGTCTTGAGCTTTTCGGTATAGGCGGCGATGTTCTTTTTTGAGGCTTCGATCTCTCCGCGCTCCTGGCTCGCTGCGTAGTTCAGGCCACTCGGCGCACGCAGCAGCGTGTCCGCCGCGCCGACCATGTCCGCCGCATAGCCCGCCGCCGCGCTCTTGATGATCGGCGTAATGCTCTTTTTTGTCTTGTCACCGGTGATCTCGCGCACCTCCTGCGCGTGTGTGCGATTGTAGCTCTTGCGGCCGCGCTCTTTGTTTTTCTGATCCGCCGCCGCGCGTTTCATCATCGCTTCGTCCAGTGCTTTTTGATAAACGCTCTGCGCTGTCGGCGTCTTCGCCGTATTCGCCGCAGGGGATGTGCGCTGCACATCCCCTGTTTTTACAAGCCGACCGTGCGCGCCGGTGCCGACCACCGTGCGCTTTTCTTCCTGCTGCTCCTGTGCCGCAGGCGTTGTCTTAACAAGTCGTCCCATTTAGCCCTCCTCGTAGGAATAACCGTACTGCTTGAGCAATTTCTGCATTTCTGCTTTCTGCTCGCTCGTCATCATCGGCCAGGTCTTGTCGAGCGTCGAAAGGATTCGCTCGCCCTCGCCGTTCTTGAGCGACGTGTTGAAGCCGGACAGCAGCGCAATGAACGGCCCCTGTGCCATCGTCTTACCGCTGTTCGACACGCCGCCGTTTTCCAGCCACGTCTCATAGTCCGAATACAGCCCGCTCGACGAGGTGAAGCCGAATTTCTGATAGTTTGCCTTCTGCGCGAGCCAGCTCTTGGGATTGCCGCTCTTTTTCGCCGCCTCGAAAAGGCCCTGATAGTCGAGCCCGCTTTCGTTGCCGTCGGTCGTATTTCCGCCGCTCGTCCCGCCAGACCGCCTCGTGGTCCCGCCGCTTCTGCCGCTCGTCTTCGCCGCGGCCTGCGCCGCCTGCTGCTTGTAGTAGTTCTCGAGCGCCTGAATGTACTCGCTCTCGTACCCGCTCTTGCCGATGAGTCCCGCGCTCGGCGACGCGCCTGCTTGCAGCATCGCGTCGACCTGCGACCGGCTGAGCTCCTGGTCCTGCTGCTGCTTTTCCCTGATCTCGTCCAGCACGCCGAGATAGCGGTTGTACTCCGTGTTGTCCTGCCCCTGCAAATTGCCGAGGTAGTCCTGCAAGCGGCCATACTCGCCGAGGTAGTTGTTGTAGTCGAAATTGCGGTCCGTGTTGAACTGCCCCAGCTTGTCGAGATACTTCGCGTAATCGAGCTGCTCCTGATTGTTCACGGCCTCAAGGTCGCTGAGCTTCATCTGGTAGTCCTTCAAATACCGCTCGTATGCCTGCTGGTAGAGCGTCGGGATCACGTCGGAGAGCTTCGTCGCGTAGTAGTCGCCCGCCTGCGTCGCCGCGGCGAACGAGCTCGGCCGCCCGCCGCTCGCGGCGCTCGCCTGCGCCAGCGCGTTCGCCGTCGCGCGCTCCCCCTCGCGCAGATACGTCTTTTTGTAGCTGCCATACTGCGGATCCGTCTCCTTGCTCCACGAGAACGGATCGCGATTGAGCGCCGCGTCCAAAAGTTCCTGCTGCTTCTGCTGGAAGCGGTTTTCGTAGCTCGGCGCGCTGCCGTATGTAAACGGCTTGAACGACCCGATCTTGTCGAGCGTCTCGTCGATCTTCGGCGCGTACTTGCCGTCGCTCACGTACTGGCTGCCATCCGCGCCGGCAGTGTAATTGCCGTAGCTGCTGCGCAGCTGGTTCGCCTTGGCGTTGATGAGCGCGCGCTGCTCCGCCGTCGTCGCGCCCGCGTACTGCTTCTTGAGGTCGAGCACGCTCATGCCGAACTCAGGGTACTTTTTCGCAAGGTCGAGATCGTACTGCGAAAAATTCACATTGCTGCCGCTCGCCGCCTTTTGAAAGTCATCGTATGTATACGCCATTTTCTTCTCCTCTCTGCTTGAATTTTACTGTGGGCCGCGCGTGCTCTTGAGCTCGCTGCCCGCGTAGTATTCGCGGACCATCGAATAGACGCGGCACTCGCCCTTGCCTTCGATGCGGATGCGGTAGTGGTCCGCGCGCCGCGGCACGATGGGCAGGTAATAGCTGCGCTTTCGTTCCGGTTTCAGCGTTTGCCCGGCCTGCACCCACTTCCCGTCGGAATCAAACTGCATCAGCACCTTTGCTTCGGCCCCCGCCGCGACCTCGATGCGCACCCACAGCTTGGCGATGCTCTTCTTCACGCCGTCGTAGCTCGTACTTTGGCTCGAGCCCTTTTCCGTGAAGTCGCCCGTCTCGGCGAACCACGTGAAGTCATCCTCGTTCGTGCAGCCATCCGGCGCGTCGAGGATGTTGCCCGTCAGCGCGATCTTGCCCTCCGCCGTCAGGAAATAGGTGTTCCCCTGATAACGGCAGAAGTGCGTCGCGTGCGTCTCGTCCTCGATGTGCCACATGCCCTTGCGCGTGTCGTAGACGTAGAGCTTCCACTCCCCCGCCTCGTCCTGCGCGCTCAGATAATACTTGAGGCCATCGCTCCCCGCGCGTCCGTTCCGCAGCCTCGTCATGCCGAAGGCGTCGTGCAGGCTTTGCGGGATGCCGCCGGAGTAGATCATCACGCCCGAGGACGAGAGGTACAGCAGCCGCTCGCCCGCGATGGCGAGGCTCCCGCCGCTGCCCTTGGCGACGCCCAGCGTGGCCGAGCCCATCACCTCAAAGTTGGACGGGATGCTGCCGTACACCTTGTAGATGTGGTCCTCCTTGAAGAATACCGGATAGCCGAGGAAACTCACGCACCCCGTGAAGTCTCCCGCGCTGCCCGTGTCCACGGCGTAGCTGTCGGTCTCAAGGCCCTCGAACACGTTCCAGTTGAATGGATCGCCGAGCTTGCTTGCGTAGATCGTCCGGCCGTCGCAGCCCCACAGCCGGTTTTCGTTCTCACACAGGTATTCTAAGTCCGGCACCGTGCGCCGAACCGTCAAGTTTCCCGTCTCCGTGTACTCTGTCGTGCCGTTGTCACCGTCCAGCTTGAAGACGTTTTCGTAGAAATACATCTTGTCGCCGTCGATCTCGCGGATCACCGGCGTCTTGTTGTTCTCTGTGTGTTTCGTGCAGCCGGAGATCGTCACTGCGTCACCCGCCTTGAAGTAGTCGCTCCATGCGACGCCGCTGCACTGAATGGTGTTCGCCTCCGCGGCCTCTTCATAGAGCTTGCCGTTCGTGAACGTCAGGCTATTGCCGCTCCACATGCTCTCAAGGCTGCCGAACTCGCCCGATACCGTGTTGTAGTACTTCTTGTCCGGCAGGATGATGATATAGGCCCCGATGGCGGCGAAGCGCTTCTCGCCCGCCGTCACGTTGCCTTTTTTCACGCCGCCGTAGTAGAAGGCCGTGCCCTCCACCCACGCCAGCGCATCCCACGCGAAAAGCCCGCCCGGACTGACAAGATTCTTGTAAATTTTGCGCTTTGCGCGCGTCGAAAGCACCGGATAGTAGTCGCTCGTCAGGTTTTGCATGTCCCACAGCCCGCCGTCCCCTGCACCCAGGTTGTGGTCAAGGCCGTAGAATTGCAGCTGCCCGCGCTTGCCGATGCCGTCGGCATACGGGACCTCAGGCAGTCTCATCTTTCACCGCTCCTCTTGCTTCGTCCGGCGTATCGCCTTTTTCGTCCGCCGGGGCTTCTGCCGCATCGCAGATCATCGCAATATTGCGAAGCGACTGCCGCACCGCCGCCACCACGTCCACCGCGTCGCCGTTGACGTTCAGTCTGCTGATGAACTTCATCGCCAGCGCCGCTTCCTGCTTGATCTTCTCATTCATGCTGATTCCTCCAATCGTTTCAACCGTTCTTCCTGCTCGCGTACCTTCGCCCACAGGATCGGAATGAATTCGCTGTACCGCAGGAAATACGTTTCGCTGCCGTCCTTGCGCTTGGCCGCCGCCCAGCCCGCGAACTCCTGCGACGTGATCCCGCATTTCTGCATTGCCGCCTCTACCTCCTGCGCGATGAATCCGGTGTGGAAGCGCCCGCTCGTGCCGCTGTTCAGCTTGTAGCGCTTCGGCTCGACGAGCTCAAACATGCGCACGTACTTCTCCGGCAGCGCCTCAATGCTGTTCTTGATGTTTCGGTCGGACCCGTTCAGCTCGTTCGTGCTGCAATAAATCGCGCTCCAAACAAAATTTGGTGCGCCAAGATTGTACCGGTTATCTGCATTCGGGGCGAAATCGCCGCGGCAATCAATGAAGTCGTAGTCGAAATTGAGTGCTGATCTTCCGTTATTCCCTGACAGATACAGGTTTCCGCTCGTCGCGTTCAACTCCATCGCCTTGCTCTCGAGCGTCATTTTGTAGTCCGCCGTGCTGGCGTACTCCGTGGAGATATACCCGCAGCGTCGTCCCGCATCATTGCGCACGGTGATCCTATCCCCTTCGATCTCCGTCGCCGTCAGTGTGCCGTAGATATTCACCGCGTCCACGCACAGGTCAATGCTGCCCGTGCTCGCGATCTGCGCGCCGTTGTAGTTGAGCTTGAAGATCGTGCCGTTCTCGCCGCTCGTCGCGCCCAGCGTGAAGCCGGTCGCGCTCTGGTCGAAGATGCTCTGTGCCTGCGTCGCGTCGATCTTGGTTCTCACCGTCGCGCGGATGCCGTTCACGTCGGCCTTGATGTTTGTGATCGCGCCGTCGAGGTTCGAAACGCTCGCCTGCAAGCCCTTTGCCGTCGCTTGCAGCTGCGTGATGTTCCCCTCTGCGTCGCCGATGCGCGCCGCAAGCCCCTCGGCCACAAGCGCAACCTGCGTGATGTTCCCCTCCGCGTCCTTGATCTCGCCGTAGATGGGATCGGTGATCTGCTTGACAAACTCGTCCGTCGCCGTCTTGTTCATGTTGGAAAGGTCTAAGTTGTGCAGCGTGTAGCGCAGCTGCTCGACGAGCATGAAGAGATAGTCCTGCATCGTCTCGACCTTGTCATTCACACTCTCCTTCTGCGTGAACGACGGGAAATTCGTGTCGATGTATAGCCAGTTGGAAGGCATTCCCTCCTCCCCTCCTTTCTCTTCGGGCGGGAGAGCTGCACGCCCTCCCGCCCCGTGCTTCACTTCATCGTCGCGAGCTTCCGGACGAGGTCGTCGCCGTACTGATACGCCGAGAGGTAATCCATCGTGCCGTCTGTCAGCCCCGCGCGCTTTTGCAGCTGCGCGCGGTAGTCCGGGCCCGTCAGCTTGCCGTGGAATTCCTTTTCCCACTTGCCCGCGTTCTCCTTGCCGGACCAGTACGCGGGACAGAGCTTGCCCGTCACGTCGAAATGGCGGATGACGTTGCTCGCGGGGATGTTGTACTTCTTCATCAGAGCTTTCGTCAGCTCAAGTGCCTGCGCGACGGTCTTCGCGCCCGGCGCGTATACGCCGTTCTTGACCGCGTCACACAGCTCAATGCTGATGCTGTTGGCGTTCTTACACTTGCCGTACATCGTCCCGCCGCCGGTCTGCGCGCAGCTCGGATACTTGTTGCCGCCGACCGCCCACGCGATGCGCAGGTCGTCCACGCTCTGTACGATCTCCTTCTCGTCAACGAAGTAGTGCGCGCTGGTCTTCACGACGTTGCCCGCGTAATACTTGGCGTTGTTCATCGCCGTGTCGCCGTCGTTGCCGGTGTAGTGGATCACGATGTAGCGGATGCCGCTCGCCGCGCGCGTGCCGCCGACGTTCCCGGCGTTTGCCGGGTATTTGCGGATATTCACACCGCTCACTCTCCCTTCGCGCTGCCCGCCGCGTTCTGCGTGCCGAAGTAGAACGCAATGACCATGAGGTACACGGTGTTAAACTCCTGCGTGACCGCGCCGCGCACCGTCAGGATGCAGAAGGTCGCCGTCAGCGCGATCGTCACAAGGCTCTTCACGCTGAGAAGGTTCGCAATTCTTTTGTTCAGTAATTCATTCATAAAACCGTATCGTCCTTTCTGAAAATCTTGATGCCTGCCACAACGACAAGCTCTGTTGTCCATGCCTTAAACCAGCGTTCCGTCAGCACGTCGGGCGGCGGCACGCCGAGTGCCGTCATGGTGAGCGACGCTACGGTGTACCATGTCAGGCTGAAAATGGCGATGGATATGTACTTGTCCCGCTTTTTCATCTTGTCCCAGCGGGCTTTCAGCGCTTTCATGCTGCCGCCCCGCTGTCGAGGATCGAGTGGATCCCGCACTCGGCCAAAAATTCTTTTTGCTTGTGCTTCACTTCGGCGGCGTAGCCCAACGCGTCGCGCATGTCCCCGTTGCAGTGCGCGTCGGGAATGCGCTGCATCGCCTTCGCCGTCGCCTCACCCAGTGCGATAGCCGCCCAGCTGCCCTCAATGAGCTTGAGCATCAGCTGCTCCTGCATCTTCTGCTGCTCGGCGGCTTTCTCGCGCTCCTTCTTGTCGCGCCGACGGTCGCGGGCGGCGATGGCCTCGATGAGCGCCACCACCACCGCCGCTGCGGCGGAGATCAGCGCCGCCGTCATACCGTCGCCTCCTTAAAATATTGCCCCAACAGCTCATGCGGCAAATACTGCAAGACGATCTTCCCGCCAGCTGCCTCGCCCATACGCTCGCACAGGTACAACTTAGTGTCCTCGGGGTCTTTGTAATAAAGACCATACTCGTACTCCATGCCGCGAGCGGCCGGAATCGGGTCATCCTGCGTGCCCGCGTGGTCGACGTTGATGATCGTCCACACGGCAGGGGTGGAGTGCGGCGGCCAGTTCTCTTGCGTGGTGTGGCCCTGACCTTTGTTGACGCGGTAGACGTGCAGCACGCCGCTTTCGTCCATATCGCTGCGGCGGTCGCCGGGCTTGACGGTCTCGCCGATGTGATCCGCCCAGCGCGGGAACAGCTCGGGCGACTTCGCCGCCTCGCCGTCAGAGAGCGACGCGCTGGCCTGCTCGATGACCGGGCGCAGCTCTGCGGCGCGCGCCATGGTCACGACCTCGCCTGTGAGGGCGACCACCGCGCCGACGGCGTTCTCCGCTTCCGTGGGCTTGCCCATTTTGATACTCACCGTGCCGTCGCGGTGGTCCACGATCTCGCCCGCGAGACTGTACGTGCTCATGTCCTCTTCGGTCACGACCTCCTCGGTCTGACCAGTTGGATTGCCGTCATTGTCGAGCTTGTCCTTCGTCTCGCGGAAGACGTTGCTCCACGGTGTGCCGGTCGTCAGCAGCGCCGCCGCCTGCGCGTAGGGCATGGTGAGCTGCACCGTCTGCGTCTCGCGCATATCCCAGTTGCGGTCTTTGTAGTTGTAGATCAGCGTCGCAGGATACTCCTGCCCATTCACTTTCAAATATTGCGCCATAAGCGCTCCTTTCTTGTGTTAGGTGTTTTAGGCTTTGTGGATTGCAGCAAACGTCCACTCAAAAGATGTTACTGACAATCCCGCAGCCATGACATTCGGATTGAAGATCATGCCGCCACCTCCTTAGAGGTTAGGCGTCGACCTGATAGGCATACACGTAGACACGGCCTCTGGAGGAACCATAAGTATCCTTCGTGACTAAGGTCGCCCCTGTCGCCTCCGGCGATCTGTAGGTTTCGTCTGGAATCGCGACAAGGCTGCTCCCGGCCATCATTTCGACCTTTCCGGACCCATTATGTATCGCGGCGTGTCCTTCCGCGTCCGTATAGTAAAAATGCCCATACCCAAGGTCGGAAACCGTTACTTCTTTCACTTTCATGCTCGATGCTCCAACGCGAGAGGGATTGACGATCATGCCGCCACCTCCTTAGAGGTCAGAGAGGTGCTAAGAAATAGACGTTCGCCCGCCCATATGTATAAATAGTTTGCATCGAAGCATCTGCATCTGGAAGCGTTATGTCTACGTAAGAATCTGTGAAAAACATAGTCCCTGCATCGATCAAAATTGTGGTCGATGGGGTTGTATACTTCTCTTTGAATGAAGCCAGCTCTCCATTTGAAGAAAACGTCGCTCCATAATAGACGTCGCCAGTGTGAGTAAAGGTAACTCGAATTTGCTTTCGGCTTCCGCTCTTCGCATACCTCACGGGATTGACGATCATGCGCCCACCCCGCATTCGCATGGGTCAGAATATATATATATATATATCTGAGGGCTTTTTCGATAAGGTTCATAGGTCAAACTCCTTTCAGAATTCCGCTGTCTGTACCGACTAAAGCGGCGTTGTTAAGTACCATTACTGGGCGAACGGCTTTCCAGTTGGACGCGCCAGCCTCGGCCAGTCGTCCGTTGTTTCCGACCATCCACATATTCGTCGTGTATCCTTTGGCCGGGTCTCTGCACCAATACTGAGTAGGTGCGCCGTTCCAGTTGGCGATACGCGCCGCATCGGACAAATGCGAATTGAAATAGCTGAATGTTGCGCCTACATCGTACATTCGATCATTCGTCTGGCTTTCGAGCCTGAGTTCTTTTCCGCTTGCCACAAACACCCGCCGCAAAAGTCCGCTGGAGCCGGTCTTGAGTGTGCCAGTTTTGCCGTTACCGTCAACATATGGGATTTTTACCTGCTTGATTGCCGACTGTGCGGCGCTGTCAAACGAGTTGTAAAATTCTCCCTCAAGGTATGTGTCTACGACGCCGCCAGCGTATGCGCTCTCATTCGCGGAGTTAATCATGCGCAGCACAGGGCAATCCACGCGCATGACCCACGTGCCGATACAACTGTCATCATACACGGTGCTCGGCCTGCCCTGATGGACGACCAGATAGTCCGCCGCCGCGCCATTTTCGTTGATCTTGATTGTACTCCCCACGGCAAGCGTGGAGAGTGCGACGGTCGCTTCCGCTTTCTGCCGTCTCGGCCTGTTATAAATCATCCCGCATCACCCCTTGTAGCTCAGCGTGATAACGGTGACGAAAACCTCGACCGCCGTGGTCGGGATTTCGCTGCACTGGAAGGTCACGCTGTTCGCGCCCTGCGCGACGGCTTGAATGCCACAGGTATTCCACGCGGAATCATAGCTCGTGTCGACGGGGTTCGGATGGAGCTCCTGCTTCGTGATGTCGGCAAGAATGCCCGCACACGCCACCGTCTGCTGCTTGGTCGAGCTGTTCCAGCCTGCGACGGTCAGCGTGACCTTGCGCGAGAAGATCGGCGAGGCGTAGTCCGTCTCAGGTGTGGCCGCCACCAGCCCGCTGCTACCATTGCCCTTGATGAGCTTGGTGGTGTTCGGCACGTTCACGGGACCAGCCGGACCTTGTTCGCCCTGCGGACCCTGTGCGCCCGTATCGCCCTTTTCGCCCTGCGGGCCTTTCTCACCCTGCGGGCCTTGCGGGCCCATGAGGTTGACGGTCTGCGGATTCGCCTTGCCGCCGTCGTTCGTCCAGCTCAGGTCTCCCACCGCGGACACGGTGGGCGTAAAAGTCGCGCCTTTTGCGCCGTCCGCGCCCTTCGCGCCGTCAGCACCGGCAGGCCCCCGTGCGCCCGTCTCGCCCTTCGGACCCTTGAGATTCACGGTCTGCGGATTCGCCTTGCCGCCGTCGTTCGTCCACGACAGGTCGCCGTCGTCGCTCATGCTCGGCGTGAACGTCACGCCGTCCTTACCGGCGGCACCGTCTGCGCCCTTGGCTCCATCCGCTCCGGCAGGGCCTTGAGGACCAGTCTCGCCGGGATCGCCTTTCGGACCCTGCGGACCCTCTGGCCCCGTGTCGCCTTTCGCGCCATGCAAGGGGCCGTTGTTGACGAACTCTCCGGTAATGCCGTCGAAAATGTAGATGTCATAAGGCACCGCCGTGCCCACGCCGTAGGCATCGCCTGCCGCTGCGGTCGCTTTCTGCGCGGCGTCGAGCGCAGCCTTTGTGCCGTAGTAGCCCAGCACCGTGAAGCCCTTTCCGGTTTCACCGCGCGGGCCCTGCTCGCCTTGAACGCCCTGCTCGCCGCGCGGGCCTTGCGGGCCTTGCGGGCCGATGGGGCCGGTCTCGCCGGTCAATCCCTGCGGCCCCTGCTTGCCCTCCGGGCCTTGCGCACCGGTCGCGCCAACCTCGCCTTTCTCGCCCTTCGGGCCTGTCTCACCCTGAATGCCCTGTGGGCCTCGCGGGCCGGTTTCGCCCTTTTCTCCCTGCGCTCCTGTGTCACCGGTATCGCCCTTGTCTCCCTTGGGGCCGACTTCGCCCTGCGGGCCGGTCGCGGCAACGCCCGTGTCGGCAAAAGCGCCCGCCGTGGCGTCCCACTTGAACCAGTTGCCCGTGGTCTCGTCGACGTAGGGCATCTTGGAAACCGCCGTCTCCGCATCCGCCGCCGCCTGCAAAACCTCGTCGACCCAGCTTTGATAAGCTGCGGGCGGCTCGGTCGTGCCGTTTGCGCTCAGCGACGGCTCGACCACCGTGCGCCACGTCCGGCTCTTGGCGATCGCGCCGCCCACGGTGTAGGTGAGCTCGGCCATGCCCTCGCCTGCCTTTGCGGTGTCGGCGCTGCTCAGCGTCCAGATCACGTCACCGTTCTCGCTCTTAAGGCTCGCGGGATATGGCGCGCTGTCACCCTCGCGCAGCACCGTCAGCGCGAAGACGCCCTCGCCGTACAGCCGCGCCCAACTGTCCGCAAAGCCGCGCCAGACGATCCTCTGCGCCTCGTTCTCGCCCTGATGTCCCAGCGGCAGATACGGCAGCTCGCGCACTTCAATCTCTCTCATACGATCTCGTACCCCCTCTCGTAGCCCTGCGCCGGTTCATGCGTCCTGCCCCAGTAGCGGGCAAAGTTGCCGTAGGCCTCGTTATAGAGCTGGCTCGAATCGGCATACCGGCTGTACTCGCCGTTCTCCGCGTCGATCTTCGCCTTGAGGTACAGCACGTACAGCTCATCGTGCGGGGCCTTCACCAGCAGCTCTTCGTCCATGCTGTCCGGATAGCCGGTCGCCATGATCTGCTCAAGCTCTTCCGGCGTCGCCAGCAGCACGTCCGCCGCGATCCTGCCTTCAAGCGCCTTGAGCCATTCGAATTTTTCCTCTTCGGGAAAGGCGTTCGGCTTCACCGTGTCGGCGTGCTGCATCGCTTTTCTCGGCGTCATGTTCTTCTCTCCTCTCTCAATGATGGATAAAGGCGGGCGCGGGTCTTGTCCCACGCCCGCCTTGGGGTTATTGCCTTAGAGCGAGTTGCCCGCCGCGATACCGCCGATGGCGGCAAAGCGCCAGTCGTTGAAGCACGCGTTGAAGCGGCTGCGGCCGCGCCAGACGTTCGCGTCGGTGTTCTCGTCGACGGTGGAGCGCACCTCGAGCTGAACGCGGTCATTCCACACCGCGCCGCCGTAGGTCTCGTTGTACTTGCTGTCCAGCAGTACCCACGGGGAAACGCCGTTTGTGATGTAGTGGTTCAGATACGGCCACACGATGACGTTCCATCGGCCGTACTGATAGTTGAAGGCGTTGTTCGCGCTCACGGGGTCCTTGTCCGCGCCGATGGCCGCGAATACAGCCTTTTTGAGGTCGGCGTTCTCGGGGATGAGGATCGTGTCGGGGGCCACGTCAAGGATTTCGTCGTTGTCACCGCGGAACAGGTGCATCTTGGTCTCGAGCTTGCCCAGCGTGTCCACGCTGAACGCATCCTTGAAGCAATTGCACTGCTTGTCGCCGCTCACCTTGGGCACGTGCTCCTTGGCGAACAGGTTGCTGCCGTCCGCGCCCGTCAGGTCGAACTTGACGCCCTTAAAGGTCACGCTGCCGTTGCCCATCATGGCCGCGCCGTACAGCGCCGCGCCGAAGAGCTCGCGCGTGCGCTTGTAAGAGGTCATAAAGGCCGCAGGCTGCTTGCGCATGTCGAGCAGCTTGCCGTCCTCGATCATCTCCTTGGACACGCTGAAAGAATCCTTCCACGTCTGGTACTTGAGGAACTTCTGGTAGCCCTCCTGCATGCCGTCCAGCGGATAAGCGCCGTTCTCGCCCACGGGCTCAAAGCCGCTCATGGCTGTCAGCGTGGTCATCACGTCGCCGTAGTTCTTGGAAGAACCCGTCAGGAACAGGTTCTTGAGCACGCTGTTCTGCTCAAATTCCTCGCCGCGCTTTTCAAGGAACATCTTGATCGGCGCCTGGCAGTTGCCGTAAACGCTGTTGTTCAGGTTGCTCGATTCCGAAAAAATGATTTTCATTGCTTACTTTCTCTCCTCTCTTCCGTTTTCCTCAGACAAAGCGGCCGCGGATCATGCTGCCCGCTGCCGTGCCCTCAAGGCTCACGACCTCGAACGTGCCGGGCGCCGCCGCATCCGATGCGCCCGTGACGTACTTTGCCTTGAGACCGCCGCTCGCCACCTGGATCTTGGTGCCGACCTTCACGGCCGTCGCCTCTGCCGCGAGCTCGGTCTCAAAGGTGTACTTGCCCTGCACGCGCGTCACCGCGATCGGCTCGCCCGCGGCCACCGTGCCGCTCTGCATGCACACATAGGGCGGCGTGGTCGCTTGGTCGGCAGCGATCGCCGCCAGCTTGCCGTCCGATACGTTCAGCAGCTGGCCGACCTGATACGTGCCCGCCGCCGCTTCGATGTACTCAAACGGGGTCATCGCCCCGTCCGTCGATTTGATGGGAATAAACATTGCGTTCCTCCTTGTCTCGTTAGTTTCTGTTCTTCTCGATCCACGTGCGGATCTCCTCGTCCGTCGCCGTGGGATTGAAGATGCGGAAGCTCGCCAGCTCCTCGCTCGTCACGACCTTGCCGCCCGCGCCGCGGGATGCCGCCGCGCCGGTCAGGTGGTCCTTGCCCCTCTGACCCGTCAAGGCCTGCGCTCTCGCCGCCTCGGCCAGCGCCTTCTCGCGCCGCTCGTGCGTCGAGATGAGGTAGGCATCGTAAAACGACATGCCGCTCTTCACGCGCGCGTAGAATTCCTCGCTCTCCGGCAGCTTCAAAAGATCCTCCACGCCGTTCACCTCGGGCTCGAGCGCGTGGATCTTCTTGATCTGCTCGTCGATGGCGCGCTGCATTTTCTCCTGCTCCGCCGCGGCCTGCTCACGCTCATGCGCCGCCACGATCTCGGCTGCCCGCTTGACGACAGGATTCTCGCTGATCGCCTCATTGAGAGATTCCTGCGTCAGCTTCCCGGCCTTGAGGTCGCTTTCGAGCTTCTGCTGCTTGAAGGACTTTGACCATTCGTCAAACTGCTCCTTCGTCGCGATGGGCTCGCCCGTGATCGTGTTCTTGAGCCCCGCACTTTCGAAAAAAGCCTTCCACTCCGCGGCCATCTTCTCGCTCTGCGCCTTGAGCGCCGCGTCCACCGCGGCCTGCTGCTCGGCTCTGCGCCGCGCCGCCGCATGAGCTCTGCGCTCGTCGGGGGTCTGCTCCTTCTTCGCGCCCTCCGCATCGTTGTTGTCTTCTGCGCCTTCCGCGCCGTCCTGGCCCTCGGGAGCGGTTACGGCGCCCTCTGCGCCCTCGCCGCCCGTCGTGCCGGTATCGCCGCCCTCCGGCGTGCCGTTGGTCTCTTCTGCGGCCAGGGCAGCGGCGCCCGGCTCGTTTGCGCCTGTGGGCTCCTGCTGCGTGCCTGCCTCGTCAGGCGGCACCGTCAGGCCCATCGCTTCAAAGACGTCTTTTTCCGTGAATTCCATGTTCTCTTCCTCTCTGGCATGTTCCCGCTATCGCCCTGCGAATAGCCGCCGCCTTGCGCGTGCGGCGTCCCCTTGCGGGGGTAATCATGCAAAGCGCTTCCGCTTGCCTTACTTCTTGCCGGTTCTCAAATCGGAGCCGGTATGAATAACGCCCTTCTTCGCGTCGGTCTGCTGGTTCGGCGCTTTCACGACCTGCGTGCCGCCGTTCTTGATTTTGCCGACGTAACCGCTCTTATCGCTCATGCCTGCGTCCTCCTTTCCCTCGGATTCGGCATTTTCCCGCTGTTGCCCTGCGCTGCGCAGCCGTTGGCGGCTCTGCTGCCTTACGGATGCGGCGTCCCCCGTGCGGGGAGACTGTATGCTCTGCGCGTCATCTTTCGCGCCTTTAGCCTTTTTTACTGCGACATGTAAAGTTCTTCCGCTTGCCCGCCGCTCACGGCGTTCATGGCGTCGGCTTGTGCCTGCGCGTCGATCGCCGCGGCCAGCTCGTCCGGCACGCCAGCGCCGCCGTCCGGCATATCGCCCTGCATGGCCGCCTGCTGCGCCGCCTGCTGCGCCGCCATTTCTTCCTGCCGCTGCGCCTTCTCTTCAAGGTGCTTTTTCGTCTGCGCCGCGCCGGGGTAGTGTAGCTCCTCCATCTTCGCCCAAAACAAGATGAGCGTTTCAAGATCCGTCGGGTCGCCGAAGGCCCTGCCCTCAAGGTTCTGCCGCGTCTCCTGCCACATCGCCTCGCGGTTGCTCGCCAGCGGCGCGCTCGTGTCGCACGAGAAGAGGAACTGATCGTTCCAGTGCAGCTCGCCGTCTTCACCCTCTTCGAGGAAGTCATAGCGGTTGAACTCCTCGTACATCGTCTCGCCCGTGCTGTCCTTATACGTCACCGGCCGCGGCTCGTCCGAGTACGCCAGCCAGAACTTGAACATCGTTTCGAAGAGCTCGGCGTAGGCGGCGTTTTTCATCACGCGCTTGCTCTCGAGGCGTCCCGCCGCCTGCGCGGCGGAGAATTCTTTGGCCTTGCCGCTCGTTGCGGTCGTGTCCTGCCTGCCCTGAAAGCTGTCCGTGATGCCGATGATCTGCCGCGCCTCTTCGTACACCTGCGCGAGATACGTGAGCTCGTACTGCAAATTGCCCGAAAAATCGTAGACGTCGATGAGGCTTTTGTCGCTCGGCTTTCCGATGTACCAGCGCTCGCCGTCCTCGGGATCGGTGCGCAGGTCCGCCCGGTCGGGGAGCGTGATGCGCGTGCCTGCCTTCATCAGTCGGTCGATGATCTTCTGCTCAATGCGGTTGCTCGTGTTCTGCTGGTCGCGGATCATGTCAACATCGCTGTTTCCGAGCAGCTGGCCGAAGACGCTCACGCTGCGCTGCAAGATGATCGGGTAGCGGTCCGGTCGGTAATACGGGATGCGCACCGGCGCTTGAATCGGCAGGCCGTTTTCGTCCACCGTCTCCTGCATCCCGCCGATAAACGTGCCGTCGCTGCGCTGTACCGGCGCATAGAGCTCTTCGAAGTCCTGCGTCTTGCTCTCCCAGTCCTTGCCGCCGCACCACGGGCATGCGCCGCCTGAGTAGGCCGCGCCGTTTACCTCCTGCCCCGGCAGCGGCTTTACCTTGCCGCAGCTCTTGCACACCGGCTGCCTGCGCGCCTGATAGTCCTTGAGGTTTTCGAGCTCCGTGTCGTTCACCCACGTGTAGCGGTCGATGCCGCCGCGCTCGTTGAGCTTGTAGCCGATGTAAAGCGTCAGGTTTCGGTTGCTCGTGGAGCCGTCGCCGCCGCGGACATCCGGCTCGCTCTCACCCTCGTTTTCAAGCAGCACGCCATAGCGGCGCTCGACGTAGCCCTTCGTCGTCGGCACCTTGACGATGAAATAATCCATGTCGGCAATGCCCGTGTAGACGTTCGGCTGCGGCGCGAACTGCTGCGGATGAATGAGCGTTACGTTCACCTCGCCGACGGTCGTGCTCGTGCGCTTCGTGTTGTCCCACTCAACCAAAAAGCCCACGCCGCCCTGAATGGGCACCGTCCGCTCGGCCAGATCGTTCAGCGCCTCAAACGGGAGCCGGTCGAGCTCGTTGCGCAGAAAGTGCTCGATCACGTCGGCCAGGTGCTCGTCCTTCTTGCGCCGCGGCATCACCTTCGGCTGCGGAATGCTGCTCGATACCTGACTTTCGATGTTCTCAAACGTGATGTTGCGCACGTGGCTTGTCTTTTTCAGCGTGCCGTCGCGGTGCGTGTCGCCGGGGACGAGCGGCTGCATCGTGCGGTCCCCGTTGTAGACCGCCTCGCGCTCGTTCATTTTTTCGACTTCTTTCGACCACTTGGCGTCGCTCTCATTGAGGCGCGCCTGCCACTCGCGCAGCTCCTCGCTGATCGTGCTTGTCTTTGCTTTTTCTTCCATGTCTTTTCTCCCTCTCATCGCGGCTCGCCCCAGAGCGCCAACATTTCTGCCCGCTCGGTCTCGCTCGCGCTGTTGTAGTCCTCCCACATGTCCGCCGTCCAGCGCGTTTTCTTCGCGCTGCCGGCGGTCTTAATTTCCATCGTCTGCTGGGGCCGCGCATAGTGCGCGATCGCAAGGGCCATCACGCAGTCATCGTGCGCGCCTGGCTCGGCCTCGCCCTGCAAGTCTTTCTCCCGCCGCACGAATGTCAGCATCTCGAGCAGCGTGTCGCGGTCATTCACTGTGCTCATGCTCTCGCGCAGAATGCGAATGAGCTCAGACAGGATCACCGGTCTCGTCAGCCGGTTCGTCTGGAAGCCGAAGGCGTGCTTGATCTTGCCTGTGAAGTCGTCCTCCACCTCGCGCACGTACAGGTTGCGGTAGCCCATCAGGTCGAGCAGCTTTGTCGGGTACGTCGAGAAGTTCGTCTCGATGGCGAGCAGCGCGTCGTTATAGTACTTGCCGAGGCAGTACATTTGCCGCGCATACGTGTCCTCGTCGTACTGGTGGCGCAGCGTGCAGACCTGCTTGCCCGTGATGTTGTCGAGCACCTGCCCGACGAAATAATCGCTGCCGTCGCCCGCCGTGTCGCCGCCGATGACATACGGCCGGCCTGGGACGACATCCTCGTAGATCGTCACCGCGCCGTCCGGGTCGTCCACCCACGCCCAGCTCTCGAGGTGTACGCCGTCCTCCTTGACGACGTTTTCGAAATAGCCGCGCCTCGGCTTCTTCGCCCGCTCGACGATGAGCAGCCGCTCGCTCACCTTTTTCGCGTCGAATACCGTCTTGCCCGTCACGCCCCACTGGCCGAGGCAATAGACCTGGTAGTAGTACTCGTCCGTCTCTTTGAAGGCTTCGAGCGTCGTGATGGCCTCCGCCGTCAGAAAGCGGTTGTCGAGATACGTGCTCTCGTGCACCGTCGCGCGCGGGTCCTTGCGGTCGAAAAACCGCTTTTTCAGCCAATGTGTGATGCTGATCGGGTTAAAGGTCAGGATCATTTGCAGGTAATAGGGGAAGTCTGTGCGCAGTCGGATGTCCAGCTGATTGAAGTCCCCCTGCTCCAGCTCGCTCGCTTCCTCGATCCAGATGCCCGTGATGTCGTAGATCGACTTGAGCTTTTCCACGTCGTCGAGGCCCGCGAACAGGATCTTGCTGCCGTTCGCAAACGAAATGCTCATGTCACTCTTGTTGACCTTCGCCCCGCTGTCGGGGTAGAAGTCGGATATCTGTCCGCGCAGCTGCTCAAAGCAGCTCTCGCGCAGCGTCCGCGCCACCTTGCGGCACACCAGCCAGCGGTGCCCCGGCTCGCTTGTCACGCGCTCGAGCACCTTGCGCCCCGCGAAGATCGACTTGCCGCTGCCGCCGCCGCCTTTCAGGACGAGGTAGCGGTGCCGGTCGAACAGCAGCGGCAGGAAGTGCGCGTTGTTCGTCGCGCGGAAGTCCCGCCACCACAGCGCCACCTCAAGCTCTCGCTCATAGGTCCGCGTCTTCGTCGCCGCCATCGTGCTCAAACTCCTGCATCAGCTCGCGCAGCATCGCTTGCCGCTCCTCGAGCGGGATGCTCGCCGCCGTCACGGTCTTTGTCGCCCGCTCGCCGAGCTCGACCTCTTTCTTCTCGCTGTAGCCGTAGTTGTTCGTCAGGTTGAAGAGGATTCCTTTCAGGTCCTTGCCCGGCCGCGTCAGCATCTCGTGCTCGTTCCAGGCCTTCATGCGCTCGCGCACCCGCTCGCCGACGGCCGCGAATTCCTCGCTCTCGCCCATGTACCGGCTCCACGTCGCCCGGTCGATACGAAGAAAGGCGCACAGCTCGTGCATGCTCGGCGGGATGATGTACTCCGTCACCTCGACCTCTTCGCCCAGCGTGTTTTTCACCGGCACGGGGATGAGGATCACATGGCCCTTGTCGTCGCGCTTGCCGCTGTCCACCATTTCCGTGACCTTCACGCGCCGCGTGATCGCTGCGAAATAGCGCTCGCAGGTCTTGCCCAGCGTTGCCGCCGTGTATTTCTTCTGCCGCGCCATCCGCACCCCTCCCCTCGGCGCGCTTGCCTTGTTTTCAAAAAGTGTAGCAAATGCAACAGGTCTCGAACCGTCAACTTTTTGAGGGCAAAAAAGAGCCGCAAACCCTTGTCAAATCAGGGCTTGCGGCTTTTCCTCGCACGCGCACGCGCGAGAGCATGCACGCAGCGCGCCCAGGCTCCCCCGCGCGCGTCGTCGTGTTGCGTTTGCTCTATGCTGTTGTTATCGGCGCCGCCGCATCTCGAAATGGATGTACGCGCCCCGGTTCATGCTGTTGCGGATGCACTCGCAGCTCACGAGCTCGAAGTCCGGGTATCGTTCTTCGAACCATTCGTAGCCGAGACCGTCTTCCACGGCCTCGGCGAGTTCTTCGATTTCGTCCATCGTGAGCTTGCCGTCTGACGTTGCCGCTTCCGGCTGGACAAGGTTTCTGCTGCCGCTCCACCGCTTGTAGCTTGCGTCATCCTTCGTGATGTAATGCGTCAGGCCGCTCACGCCCTCGTCGCTGAATTGCAGGCGCTTGCTGTTGGCATAGCCGCGCCCCCACAGCGATTCCAGCGTGTCGCGGTCAAGCCCGCCCGAGATGATGAGATGATGGTGGATGCGTCCGCCGCGTCCGCCCTTTTCCGTGGAGAGTATGTACTTGAATTCGACCCCGATCTTGCGATACCGCCGCTTGAGCGTGCGTAGATAGTTCTGCACGATGCGCAGCGCGTCCTCTGCGCTCTCCGGCGTGTGGGCGGGGTCGTAGGTCAGATGCAGCGCGAGGTCTCGGCTCGTGAAGTTCATGTGCACGATGCGCGTCAATCTCTTCGCCGCGTTCCTCTGGTTGAGCTTCTTCTGAATTTCGCTCGTCGGACGGCATCTCTTTCTGCGCTCTCCCGGCTTCTGAAAGACAGGATAGATATCACCGTCCAGATAATCGCCGCACACGTATACGCGCTCACGGTTGAATGTTCTGCCCCGATACATAGCCCCGTCCTCCTGCTTTGGAATTGTTTGCTAAGTTAAGATACGTTACAAGCTCGAATCACGCGCGCGTGCGCACGCGTGATATTGAATAATGTGTGTTCGGCCTTCTGTGCGCCGTCGCGCCCTTTCGGCGGCAGCGCACACAGGGCCGAAGCCCTGTCACAGTCTCCGCGGGAAACCCTCGTAATACTTCCGCACAATCCGCTCGAGCGTCGAGCGGGAGAGGCTGTGCTTCATGCAGATGTAGGTCGCGTTCGCGTCCGTCGTCACGAATTCGAAAAGTGCCCGGTAGTAGTCCCCGCCGCCGCACTCCATGCACAGGTTGAGGATCTTCCGCTGCGCCTTCTCCGGCATTTCTCGATACAGCAGCGATGAAAAATAGATGTACCCCTGCCTCTCATAGCTCACCGGCACGCTCTTTTTGTATCGGAACATCGCTCTCTCCCCTCCTCTCCCGCTCTTTGCCCGTCAGAAGCGGAAATACTCTTTCATGCAGCGCCACATGTTGCGCCACGGATGCGCCATGCACCACTTGAGGCTCTTGTGGTAGTCCTCCGAGATGTCTCTCTGTGCTTCAAACCGCTTGAGCAGGCCGTTGATGATCGCGTTCATCTTCATCAAGGCCTTTTCTGCCTCCGCGCGCTGCTTTGCAAGCTCACTCTCGCATTCCTGTTTTACTTTCGCAAGCTCGATCTCGCGCTCGCCAAGCTGCTTTGCCAGCTCGCGGCTTTCGTCCTTTGCCTTCTCGAGCGCCTTCATGTCCTCGCCGTGCGCCTCGAGTGCCTGGTCGCGCATCTTCTCTGCCTCATCGATACGCGACCGCAGCATCGCCGCCGAATGGTCCGCGCTCTTATACTTCGCGGTGACCTCTTCCAGCGCCTTTTCATTCTCCTCGAGCTTTTCCGTCAGCGCGCCGATCTCTCCGCGCAGGTTTTCCGTTGCGTGGTCCGCGCTTTTGTACTGTGCGCTCACCGCGTCCAGCGTCTTCTCCGTTTCCGTGAGCTTCGCGCGCAGCACGTTGGCTTCCGTCTCCGCCGCCTCCTGCATGGTCTGCGCTTCCTCGAGCATTTTGAGCATCTGCTCCTTCGTGACTTTTTTAATGTTGATCTTCTGCATCGCTCAGCCCTCCACGATCCGCCAGTCGTCGGCCAGCATGTCCGCCTGAGAGGCGAGCCAGCCGAGTTGCACGCCGCTCGTGCCGACAAAGGCGAGCGCCTTGTTGCCGATGGCCTCGTGCTGCGCGTTGATGACCTCGTGCGCGGCATTCTCGTAGCTGATGCGCTCCGCAAGCTCGACGTACTGGTTCTTGCCGTTCCAGCCCACGCGGGCGATCTTCATACCCTTCTTCGCCGCCTCGATGGCGAGACCGAAGCTCAGGCCGTCGGTCGGTCGATACGCCTCGTCACAGCAGGAACGCTCGCAGTCTTCATCGCAGCAGCAATTCTCCGCCGCTGCCTCGCCGTTCACGCCGCCCACCGCCGTTTGCAGAAGGAAGCCCAGCAGCTCCCAAATCTTATTTCTGATCCGTTCCATGCAGATTTCCGCCCCCAGCTTCTCGTCGTAGTTCTCCGCGCTCACGCAGCTCGAGCTCTCCACGATCTCGAAGCCGTTTTTCAGCACTGCGCGCACAACGGTCGTCTTGCCGCCCATCGTCACGGTTTCGTGGTGGTCGATAAATCGCTCGACCATCTCCGCGCTGATGCTCGGTGCCGCGGTCTTGAGCATGCCGTTTACCTCGAGCGGCAGATACGCGCGCTCGAAGACCTCCGCCGGGCTGAAGCTCTCGTACCCGTCCGCATAGCACACCTTGTAGCCGTACTTGACGGGCTCGTCCAGACGGACCGGCGCGTTGACGGGGGCAATTGTGCCGTCCGCGTAGCGAAGTGCGGGCTCCGCCTCGATAAGTTTTGTTCCGATGTACTGTTTCATGGTTCCGTTTCCTTTCTTTTTCGCCCGCAGGCGTGATTAAAGATGTAACTGCTCGTGCTCGCGCGGCTTCTCGACGAGGATCTTCACGACCTTTACGTCGCCGTAGCGCTCAAGGTCCATCGCCGCGCGCTCCTTGATGCCCTGAACGGCGCTCTCCGGCACGTCGGCCTGCAAAATAAGCGTCACCTTCATGCCTTTTTCTCCATTGCGCCCAGGTCGCCGAGCCCCCGCTCAATGACGCGCCACACGTGGATGTCGACCATCAGCCCGTCCACGACGATCGCGCGCAGCGTCTCGCGGCTCACGTCCCCGCCGCAGGCCGTGCTCACGCGCTCTGTCCACCCCGGGCCGGTCCGCACCTTGTAGCGCACCAGCGCGTCGAAGATTTTCCGCTTCTCCGCCGCGCCGTAGCCCTTGACGCTCAGCGTCGGGAGCGGCTCTGGCGGCGGCGCTTCCGTGGCCGGCCGCTTGTCCTGTCCCGCCGTCCACGCAAGGCCGTCCTTTTCGCTCTTCGGCGGCGCGATGGGCGCGGGCTTGTCCGCCTTCGCGCCCTTTTTCTCGCCCGCGCCGACCATCGTCCGCCGCATCAGCGTGTTGATGGCCCAGTCCGCGCAGTATGTGCAGAAGTCGAGCTTCGCGATCTCCCCGCCGCCCGCGCCGCTCGCCGTCACGCTCACACGCTCGTGCGCGCTCATCCCAGTGATGACCCGCCCGCACCGGTCACAAAATACCTGCACCATCCGTCAGCCCTCCTTCAGCCCCTCTTGGCCCCTCTCGGCCCTCATAGTCCTTGGTGTAGACGAGCTCCGCGATGACCTCCATGTCGCCGCAAATAACCATTTGCAGGATAGTGATATCCCTGTCGGGGTCGCGTTCGTTGCGGGTATAGCCCCTCCAATCGGTCGGATCGCTCCTGATGGTCACCTTTTTCATCGCCTTGTGCCCGCCCTCGGCGAAGAGCGTTTTCGCGTATTCGCTTGTCAGGTTGAACCGCGTAAACCAGCTTTTCGGATGGTTTTTCAAGATTGCGCCGGTCACGGCGTTCACGTGCACCGACTGGCTCGTGCTCCCGCCACGCAAATTCAAAGTGTCTAACATGTCATGCCCTCCAATGCTTTTTCCGCTTCCTCGCGGGTGAGGAATACGGTTTTGCCGATATCATTTTGTTCGAAGCTCAACGCATCAATGGTGCCGTAAATTACATTCATCTCCCCACGCTCCGACATTCCAACAATCCCCTCATACAGCGAATCTTCGTAGATTTCTTCATCTTCAATTATGTACAGCATGCTTGATATTGTAGGGGTGAGCACTGGCTTTACTGGCAGCACCACCAGCCGCCCCTCTTTGTCGGCCTCAGCAAGCACTCTTACTCGGCTAATGCCGCCGCACTCTCCGACGATAGTGCAAAGGTCGCTCCAATCCTTAATCAGCGTGTCGACTTCCTCCGGTTCAAGCCTCGTGTCCTCGTAAGCGGCAAGCGCGCTGTAGAGCTGCCGAATGATCTGCCGCAGTACATCCTTCGATACGCCATTCAGCACCGGACCGTTCAGAATCAGGTCCAGCAGCTTCGGCTTCATGCCTTCAAGGTCGGCGAGCGGGCCGAGATACCGGTCCACGCTCTCGTCCACTCTGACCTCTTCGCTCGTCAGTCGTTTCACGCTTCATTCCCTCCTTTACTTCTCCGGCATCGCGACGTACACCGTCGCGCGCAGCTCGATGTCATCGTACTGGCTCTCGATACAGTTCTCTTCGAAGACGATTGCACCGCTTTCCAGTATCTTCTGCATCAAGAATTCAACAAGGTCCTCTTTTGTGTGCCGCATCGCCCATTGTCTGGTGCGGTCTCCATCGAGCTCTTTGTAGCAGATGCGGCTCTTTGCCGTGATCTTTTCGACCCTCCGGCTCTCCGATTTGATGAGCGGCGTGTCCTGCGGTTTCGGCGGCGGAACCTGCTCGACGTACCCGCCGAGCGCCCTGATCGCGCCCCGCCGCAGCTTTTCAAGTAAACCATTCATTTCGCTTTGCCTCCTCCGCTCCTTCTTTCGTCGCGAAAAATGTCTTTCCGAAGTCGCTCAGCTTCTCATAGCCCTCGCCGTCCTCGCCTTGCAGAAGCAGCGCCGCCTCGACGACGCGCAGTTTCACCGTTCTGCCGCAGCCGGACACCCACACTTCGCCGCCGAGCTTGCACGGCAGCGTGATCGCGCGCCCGTCCGCGCCGGCCTCGACCAGCTCGCGCAGGCGTTCGCAGCCGATCTCGTGTATCTTCTTGCCCATCAGCCGCCCGAGCAGGATCGTGCCGTCGCTGCTGAGCTTTTCTTCCTTGAGGATTTCGACCCCGCGCGGCGTCAGCCTTGTCGCCTCATAGGCGCGCAGGTCTTCCCGGTTCCTCAAATAATCCCGAATGAGCTGCTGCATCACGAATCGCCGTTCCATCGGCCATGCCGCGATCTGCTCTTGCAGCTTTTTCAATGCCTCGTCCGAAACCATCATTTCCTCCTGTTCCGCCGCGCATCCCTGCGCCGCTTCTTCTGTGTTCGTTTGCAATATCTTCCGAACGTCGCGTCCGACACCGCCAACAGGCGTTCCATCTTACGCAGATCGCGCAGTGAAAAATAGGGATAGTCCATCATCCGTCAGCCCTCCTTGTTCTGCCACCCGCAGCTCGGGCATATGTAGGCGTCTTTCTCCGCGTTATAGAAAACGCGCGGCGAGTTGCACGTCGGGCAGATGAAGATATCGCCCGCAAAACCCGGATCGCCCGGCGGTCCGGCGAGGTCTCTGTGTCCCTGCACGACTTCATCGCCGCGTCGCAGGAACTCTTTCAGCGTGCCGCCCCGCTTTTTCAGCCCCTCGTCCATCTTCGTCAGCGCCTCAAGGCCCTGCTGCTGGAATTCAATCAAATCGGCCGCCGCGGCCATCAAGCCGTCTGCGCAGGTCGTGTCCTCCGGATCGTCGTCCCACAGCGGGCACCCGTCGCAGCTGCCGCTCGCGCAGCATCGCAGCGCCGTCAAAACCTCGTCACTTGTCATCGCTCTTGCCCTCCTTCGGCTTGACGCGCTGTGCGATGCTGAGGCAGTCCGGCTTCAGGTCCTGCCATACCGGCGATTCCGGGTCTCCCACGGCCATCATCATGCTTGCCTTGAAGATCTCCGCCGCCGCTTTGTCTCTGCGCGCAAGCATACTGTAGACCGCCGTGAGCAGGTAGGCCGATTCGGCGAGCAGGTCTCCCATCGACCCTCCGGCCGCCAGTTCCTTCACTTTTCCGTCTTCGTTCTTATAGCTCAACATGTCTGCACCCTCCTTAAAATTTGAAGCTCTCGCGGATGACCACGCCGCCGACGTTCGCCTCCGCCGAAAAATACCGATGGTTTTCGTTGATGTACACGATTCTCCCGTTTACCCCGCCTTTCTTGCCGAGCGCTGAGACGATCCCGTTCGACCCCTCCCAGCTCGTCGGCACCCAGCTATATGTTTCTCCGACAAACATGCTCATTTCTCTTTTTCCGGCCGCATCAGCGGCTTAAATACTGTCTGCACGCCCTGCATCTGCGGCGTCAGCCACACGCACCACATGACATCCATGAGCGGGCTCGCGCCCTTTTTACCGTCTCGCTCCTTGAAGAGGAAGTCCGGCCGCCATGTCAGCGGCAGAACGTAGCTCGGCGGGATCTTGCGGAAGAGCTGCGCCCGCTTCGCCGCGTGCCAATACTGCGCCTTGAGCAGCATCGCAAATGGCTTGCCGATCTCCGCCGCGTGGCGGATAAACTCGTCTGCCATCGAAAACGGCGGATTCGTGATAATCCAGTCGGCCGCAGGCGCGTTTCCCGGCTGTCGAGTGGTCAGGAAGTCTATCCCATCGCGGATATCCGTGCCGTAGACAGCCATCCCGCAGTTCGCCAGCGCTCGCACCATATCCCCTTGCCCACGGGCCGGTTCCCATATATCCGTCCCCGCTGGCAGCTTGAGAAAGCGCATCAGCGCCACCGTTACCTCCGGCGGCGTCGGGTACAGGTCGGCCGCCTTGCGCGCCTTTGCCCCGTTCCCGCCCATGATCTGGCTCGCCTGAATGCTATTCATCGCACGCCACCTCCACATAGCACCAGCTCTGGGGCGGGTGTTTTATTTCCCGATCAAATATGCACCGGTTGCAAGCGCTTGCCCGAGTTTCACCGCACTTTTCGCAATCGCGTATTCTACCAAATTCACTTAGCTCACGCGGCTCATCGTAAATTTTCAGGTCCGAGATGTGCCAACCATAGAGATCGGCGTGGCTTCCGTATAGCTTCAGCTCAATTTCGGACAGGCAAGTGTCTCTAAGCTCCTCCTCGTATATGCCATACCAGCCATCCGCGCAATCTCTGGCACCATTCAATTCGGGATGGTTGCGCTGTACGAATGGATATGTGTCAATACGGTCGCACGTAAATTCTCCGACAACCTTGACGTTCATAATTTTCCGCTTGTAAACAATGCTTCCATCAATATTTTTGCAGTAAGGCTTTTGGGGCGTCCGAACCGTTTTTTCACTGGTGCAGTAGATATAGCACTTAAACGGCGTGTTCATCTTCGGGCGCGTCTTGCGCACTTCAATCGTCTTATTGCCGTTGACGATCTTCTCGCACCACTTCGGGCGGATACTGATTAAAACCGCTTTGCTCACGCCTCCACCTCCTGCACCTTCCCCAGCGGGCAGTAGAAAAGGCAGTTGTGCTTGCTCGCGTCCCGCAGGATCGCTCTATGTACCGCCTTGCCGCTCTTGTCGAATCGCAGCTCATAGCCCTCGGGGTAATATTCGATCCCGGCGTACAGCACCTTCGGCTTGCGGTAGCTGAGCATCGCCGCGCTCACGCAGAGTTTCAGATAGTCGCTGCGCTTCACGCGCCCTCACCTGCCTTTTCAGCGATCATGTCCCGCAGCGCGCCCAGCGCGCGGTAGATCTTCGGGCGGCTCTCCTCATCCAGCTCGTCTACGATCTCCGTCATGCGGTTCACCGTCTCCTGTGCCTGCCGGAACAGGACGGCAAACTCCGCGAGTGCCTTGTTGTCCATCGCCGCAGCGCTTTTTCTGGCCTTGTCCAGCTCAGCGCGCAGCGCCGCCGCCTCGTCCTCTGCCTTTTTGGCCTTTTCTGCCGTGGCCTGCGCGTCCGCTTTTGCTTGTGCCAGGTCCTCTCTGGCCTTTTTCAGCTCCTCGGCCTTCTTGCCGATCTTCTCCTTGGCGGAAAGCTCCGCCTCCTTCACCGCCGTCGCGATCTGTTCCTCGCTCGCGTCCACGGTCTGCACCGCCACGTCCACGGGCTTCTCGCGCAGCGCTTTCAATTCCCGTTCCAGCTCCGCCGCGCGCTCCTGCGCGGCCAGCGCCGTGCCCTGCGCGTTTTCCACCTCGGCGCGGGCGGCGTCCGCCGCGTCCTGCGCCTTCTGTGCTTCCGCCGCGGCCTCCTCGTTGGCCTTGCGCTGTTCGTCCAACTCGCGCTGCGCCTTGTCGCGTTCCAGCTCAGCGAGCTTGCGCTGCCGGATGGCCTCTTCAAGCTCGCGTTTGCTCATCTCGGCAACGCTTTTTTCTTCCCCGTTGACAACGTGTTTTTCGCTTGCAAAATTCTCTCGCTCAGATGCCGGCAAAGCCAGTAATACCAAGGCTTTTGAGGTCCCCAAATCCCCCACCAGTGAGGTATTTCCGTACTCCCTCGCAAGCTGCATAAATCGCTGCGCGCTCGTCTCCGAAAACTCCACTTTTTCGCTCAGCCACGGTAGCCATTCCCCGTGTTTGAGCTGTGCTTTTGCCTCGATCAGCCGCTTGCCGATCTCGATGACGGCCTGTCCGCCGACATTTTTGTAAAAAATGATCTCGTCCGTGATGGCGGTGATGCTGCGCACCTCGCCGGCCACGGCCATTTCCATTGTTTCGCTCATGCGCCTTTCCTCGCTTTCTTGTCCACTTTGTTCGTTTCAGCGAACTTTTTGCGTTGTTCCTCCATAAACCACGGCGTCAGCACCTCGCGCTCCCATCTGTCGCAGAAGTCGCGCACCTTTTTCGGGATGCCGTGCTCATACTGCTTGCGCTCTCCGTGGCGCTCGTTGCCATAGCCGTGCAGCTGGATCTCCTTCGGCATCGCCCGCGTGAGGTCGATGTTCAGCGTGTAGTAGCTTCTCTCCGGTCTGCGGTAGTGCCGCACGAAGAAGATCGGCTTGCCGCTGCAATGCGTCCTGCCGTAGGTACCCACGCAGTGCCGCAGCGTCTTCCCTTCGTCGATGAGCTCCCGCTCCTCCTGTGGGATGCGGATACAGAGTTCGCCGTCCGTCCATTCCAGCGCCTTGAGCCGGATATAGACCGGCGTAAAATCCGCCGAGTAGTACTTCACGCCCTCGTGCGCCGCGTACATCTCCATTACGCGGTCGTGCGCCGCTTGCAAATCGCGCGGCCACAGCGTTTCGTCCTGGTCCGCCAGCCACAGCGCCCGCAGCACGCGCCGGTAATCGAGCAGCAGTTGCACGCCGCCTTTCAGCCGCTTTTGCTTTTCAAGGTATTTCACCACATGCGTTGGGTGCAGATCGGTCTCGACGGCCCGATAGGCGCCCAGCAATTTTTCCATGTCGTTCAGGCCGAGCTTGCCGACCTCCTGCGTGAATTGCAGCGCGTCCGCGTTCTTTACAAGCATTCGGTAGCTCGCCCAGCACCGCGCGGTGCCTTCGCTCCAATGCTTCCCACGCACCTCGCGGAAGGCTTCCTTGCTCATGCCGAGCATTCGGTGCGGCTTCGTCTCACTCCAATCGACCCACGGAATATTTGGTGCATCGCGCAGCATGGAATAGTTGCCGCACATGTTCAGATAGTTGTCAATGGTCTGCGTCACCGCATCGCCGAACCCCTGCCGCATCAGGTTTTCCACCTGCGGGTGCTTGCGCCAGACGTGCAGATACGCCCCCGGCCAGGCTCCGCCCGCGCCGATGTATTTGTCCAGTGCCGTCTTCTCGCCCGTCGTTCCGCCGAGCTCTGGGCCGTAGGCGCATACCCAGCCGCCGACCTGCCGTCCGTTCACGGCGCCGTGGCAGTAATAGGGCTGCTGCATCGGGTCGCAGCTCTGCTTGCAGGGTGTCCACGTTACGTCACGCGCCTCGTTACTGTGGCGCACCGCGCGGAAGCGCCGCAGCACGCCGCAGCGGTCCACGATCAGCGCCGCGTGCGGCGAGAACGTCACGACGTCTGTTCCCGTGTTGTCCTGATACCGCGCCACCATCCAATAGAGCACCGTGAGATATCCGTCAATGTTCAGTGTTTCGGCTTGCAATGCTTGAAGCGTGCGCCCCTGCCGCAGCTCACTCCGCCGCGTCACGACCACGCTCTGGTAGCAGCGCGGGCAAACGATCGTCTCGTCGTCAAAGAAGATTTGTGCATCGTCGTCTCCCTTGTCGACGTAGCCGTCATAAATCTGCCCGTCCTCGCCCTGCCTCAAGACGATGCCACTCGTACCGCTGTCGCTGACATAGCCCGCAAAAAACTCTTCTCCGCAGTTTGAGCAGGTGCAGCGCGCGCCCCAGCGGCGCTTCCGAGACTTCTCCCAGCGGTCCCAGTCTTCCGCGTCCATGATCTGCACAATAGGATTTGCGGTCTCCACGCTCTCGCGGCTGTAAAGCATCATCCCGGTCCCGAGCACGTCGTTGTCATAGATATCTTCCAGCACGTCGTTTTGCAGGTCTCCGCATGGCTGGAACGGCAGCTTGTCCGCCAGATTCTGCCATCTGGCGTCTGTGCGGCGGCTCATAAAAAGTCCGCAAGATCCACGACCTTGCGCCTCTCCGTCTGCGGCGCTGCGGCTGTGCCTCGCTCCGGCAGACCGAAAAACTCACGCAGGATGTCCTCGGCCTCCACGGGTGTCACGCACCCGCAGTTGCCGACCTTGTTCTTTTTAGCTCGCTCGGCGATTTTCTTCTCTGCCGCCGCGAGCGTCATCTCCTTGTTCTGCGTCAGGTCTGTCAGCAGCAGTGCCGCCGCGGCCTCGTTGCCGCGGACCATTTCTTTCAGCTGCTCGCCCACCATCCACACCGCCGAGCGCTCTTTCGGCTGCTGGCCCTCAATGGCGGCAATGGCGTCTTGAATCACGCTCATTTCCCTTGCACTTCTTCCCCGCCGCATGCTATAATGGCGGGGAAGAAAATCTCCTTTCATGTGTGTTTTTCTTCGTGGCGGTTGACCGGTGCCTTCGGTCAGCCGCCTTTTTCATGCATTCGCGGCCTGCATAGCCCATTCCGGCATGGCGCTTTTGGCTCTCGTCCGCCGGTCCGGCACGTACAGCGGGCAGCGCACAACGCGGTAGCTGTCGGTCGTGTAGCGGTAGCACTTCTCGCCGTGCTCGCTTTTCGAGCCGTTGATCGTCGTTTTCTCCGCCTCCCAGCCCTTCACGGGCTCGAAGCGGATCGCGTGCGTCACGGGATCTCGCTCCGTCCACGAGCAGCCGCCGCACGCCCGCGCGCACGACCAGCACAGCGTCGGCCGCGTCTGCGGCGCGATAAATCGCTTGTCGTCCATCATCTGCGGCGTGCTCTCTTTCTCCCCGGCTCGTCCAGCTTCAGGACAAGCACCATCCCGCGCCACGTCAGCCAACCGGCGCCCACCGCTGCCAGCCACGTGACCGCCGGGTCGGTCTCCGCCGCCGCGGCCGCGGTCATGTCCGCCGCTAGGCACCCCGGTTCCAGCAGGCATAGCAGCAGTACCGCGATCCACAGCAGCACCGTCAGCCGCAGCAGCGCCGCCGCGTAACGCAGCGCTCTTTCTTCTCTTGTGCGATTCTTTTTCATGTCGTGCATCCTCCTAAAATTTTTCCAATCGCCTGGCTCACCGTGCCCACGCGCGTTTCGATGATCCGCTCCGCGTGGTCGGCCAGCATTTGCGACAGATCCTTGAGCTTGTATGCTTGCAGCTCGCCGTTCTTGTATTTGATGAGTAGCCCTGGGCTGATGTTGTAGGCCCAGGTGCCCGTCTTCGGGTTCTGCGCCGCAATGCCGAACGGCGCGCGCTCTTCCTGCAAGGCGTATCGGATCGTCACGTCCGACCACCCGATGAACTTTGCCGCCAGCTCCACCGGCACGTTGTTGTAGCGCAGGATGTCACCCTCGCTCGGCACGTCCGCCGTCACTCTTCTCGGCATGGTGTTCTCCTTTCACTCGACTAATTTGATGTGATACTCGATCCTCGAGCCGCCATGCCTGACCCGCTGGCGGCTCATTTTTTTAATAGCTTGTCGCAGCGCCTCAAAGGCTTCCTCGCTGCGCACCGACGCCTCGATCTCCGGCGTTGCCCCATGGTAAACATCCCACGTCGTCGCCGTCTTCAAAACTTGCATCTGTGTCGCCCCTTTCTTTGATCGCCGTGTTGTCTGCCCTCCCGCCGCCGTGCTATACTGGTGGCGAAAGGGGGTGATTTTGTGTATACCTACATTTTTGATGGCACTGATATGAACATCAGAACGCCAAATCTCACTGATTTTTCACTGGTCAAGAAAGAGCTGATCTCTCAGACGGCCAGCAAAATTGTCATGCGCCTCACATACCCGGATGGGCTTGAATTCACAGTGGAAGAGGAATCTAAGCGCGTGACGGTTTATTCGAATCGTCCGTTGATTCAGAATCCGGACGGCTCTTACACCGCTCCCTGATCCTGATTCCGTCCTTTGTCGCTACGGTCTCACGTTCTCCGCACCGGATTGTTACGGCATCCCGCTCGATCTGCACATCGGGCGGGATGTTTTTATCGCTCTGCATCTGCTCCATTCCCTTCACCTCTCCTTTCCCCCTTACCGCGTCTGATAGCTACGTGGGTCGATGCCTAATAGGATGCAAATTGAGATATACTCGTCAGCCCTCAGTTCTCTACGCCCTTTCATGCTCGGCTGGAGGCTTGAGTACTTCACGCCTGCGCGCCTACACACGGCCCGCATAGTCATACCTCTGCGCTCGATTTCGTTCTTAATCATTTGTTCTGGTGTCATTAGTTTCTCTCCTTTCTTAACTTCTAAGATATATATGTAATATATCCTTAGATATTAAGAATGTCAACACCTTTTCTTTGATTTTAAGAAAAAAGTGTTGACATTCTTAATATTCACTTGTACCATATCTTCCAAAGGAGTTGATTATTATGGAAAAAGCCAGAATCTCTGCGCTACTTCGCAGCCAACGTTCTCTTTGTGGCCTGACCGTTGATGAAGTCGTTGAACGCCTCAAGCAATTTGGCATTGAACTTTCGCCGAAAACTTTATACGGATATGAAAACGGGGTCAGTATGCCTAACGTCCCGATTTTCATTGCGCTTTGCGACATTTACCATGTCGGCAATATTATAGGTGCTGTTTCAGGAGATGCTCCACAGAAAATTCCGCCTGCAACGCTTGCAAAAGAGGATTGGACTGTTGACCAATACAACGATTTCTTTAATGCTAAAGGCATCCTTGAGAAAGTCTTTCTTCTTATGGATTGGGGTATTCCGAGCTTTTCTGGCTACGAAAGCAAACTTGCGGATTGCTTCCCATCGAATGCAGAGGCAGCTAATTTTGATAAGCTCTACTCTGCATTTATGAAGCTCGACGAACTCCCGCAGGGAATAATTCTTGATCAAATTGAAAGTTTGGCAAACAATCCGAAGAATTGCAAAGAAAAGTATCGTTCTTCAGCCCCTACCGCAAAGTCGGGCGCGTGATTCACGTCGACTTCCGCAGAAAAGATTAAAGTCCCGCCACCGGTAAAAATTCCCAGCAAAGGAGGTGCTGCTATATGAAACGTGCAAATGGCAGCGGCTCGATCGTCAAGCTATCCGGCAATCGCCGCCGCCCCTATATGGTCCGCGTCTCCGCGCGCGATGAATACGGACATATCGTCCAGCGCGCCCTCTCTTACCACGAGAAAGCCGCCGACGCCCAGGCCGCGCTCGACGAGTACAACCGCAACCGCCTCGAAGGCAAGGCCCCCACCGCCGACCGCATGAATGTTACCCTACAGCAGGTCTTCGACGGCTGGAATGCCCGCACTTATCGCAAACTGAATCCGAAGAGCATCGCCGCGCACAATTCCGCGTGGAATAAATGCGTCAGCCGGTACGCAGATCGAAAAATTCGCTCCATCACTCTGGATGACTGGCAACATCTTCTTGACGAACGCGAGGCGGCCGGTCGCTCGCAAAGCACGATCAATAACGTCGCGTCTCTGATCAAGCAGCTGTGCTCTTACTCGATGGAGCGTGATATCCTCGGCAAGGACTACTCGCAGTATCTTGATGTACCGTCCGTCGACCTAAAGAATCCGCGCGGCGCGCTGACCGATACGCAGCTCAAGAGCCTCGAAAAGCTCGCTGCCTCCGGCGAGCCCTGGGCCGATACCGTATTGATCCTCTGCTATACCGGCTTCCGCATTACCGAGTTTTTGACGCTCACCCGCTTTTCCTATCACCCCGAGGATGGCGGCTACCTGCAAGGCGGCTTGAAGACCGAGGCCGGGCGAAACCGCATTGTTCCCATTCACCCGAAGATTCGCCCCTATCTCGACCGCTGGCTCGCCCGCAATGGTGACACGATCATCTGCGACGAGAACGGTGCTGCCGTTGATTCCGACCGTTACCGTGCCTATTTTTCCGCACTGATGAAAAAAATCGGCGTTCCGAACGCGACGCCACACTGGTGCCGTCACACCTTTGCAACACTGCTGCACACGGCCAATGTCGACGAGCTCACCGTCAAGTGGCTTATGGGACACTCCACCCGCAGCGATATCACCGCTCACTACACGCATGAGACGATCGCCGTCCTGCGCGCTGCTGTTCAGAAAATCGCCTGATTTTTATACGCAAAATTTTCTTTTACCGAATGCACAATTATAATCCGTTAGTATCGCGTTAGTAACAAATTAGTAACAAAAATCCCGCCGAGCGCTGAAAAATCAAGGCTCTGCGGGATTTTTTTCGATAATGAAATATTATATCCCGTATTGGGAGTTATTGCAAGCATAATATGCTTGCAGATTCCCTGCACCGGTGCAGGGGTGCGGGACAAAGGGGATATTCTCTTTCGCGAAAGAGAATATCCCCTTTGGAACCCCAAGAGAAAGGCGTTTAGATTGGCAGTCTCGGGCTTGAATGACCTTGATGCCTCCGGAATGGAAATACCTGCGCGCGGCGTTGCCGCGTTTAGTCCTTCTATACGATTTGGCCTACTTCTATTTTCGCTGTCGCTTTGCCTGCGATTCGTTACCCTTACGCAATTTCCGACTACTTCAGATTTGTACAAACTTGCCATTGCCTGCCAAGGCGGCATTGCTGGCGCTCGCCGCAATATACGCACTATCGGTAGACGGTGATTAGGCTGTACCAAAACGAGATCAGCAGAGCGGCAGCGGATAATAGGAGCAGAGGCAAGTCGTATCGCAGCGCCAATGGCA